TTGAACGCATGGACGGACGTTCTACGTTTCGTATCCTTCCCCCTCTCGGTGATCTGGCCGACGATGGTCGTTGGTCTGTGTTCATGTCCATCCATTATGGATATAAGAATTCTGAAGGTAAAATGCGTACTTTCCAGAGCTCTGAGATCAGGAATCATAAAACCAAAATGATCGATAGCCCAGATGCTGCTAAGAATCGCATAGCTACAGGAAAAGCTATGCTTGAAGCCGCTAAGGCTAGCGGCAACAAAGAACAAGAAGCCGCCCTGTTCAAGTTTTTTGGTGGTCAAAAGCCTTTGTATAACATGGACAGTCACCATTACGTGAATGCAATGGACCTTCAAGGTAACATTGGTGTGCTGAAAATTCGTCATAGGGCAAAACTAGCTTTAGACTCAGTTATCAAACAATTACGCACTGAAGGCAAAGACCCTCTTTCTGCAAATGATGGGCGTTTCTTCAACTTTGACCGCTCTGGAATGGGCCTTGATACTTTGGTTCAAGTGTCAGTGTATAAACAGGTTCTTGATGTTCAAGGTGTTGGCAAGGTAGAACGTGATATGGTTCATGTTCTTACTCCAGAAATCCAAGATCGACTTGAGTTTGAAACCCGTGAGCTCGATAAGATGATCACTAAGCCTACTTCGGAAGAAGTTCAGCGTATCGTAAATGAAGGCGCTACTGCTGTAGACGAGATTCTTGATGGTAAATATGGCAGAGCGGCAAATGGTGGTTCCAAGTTTGTTGCCGATGATACTGGATATGAAGACGAAGATGTAGCTGCGCCAGTAGCTGCGCCAGTAGCTGCGCCAGTAGCTGCGCCAGTAGCTGCGCCAGTAGCTGCGCCAGTAGCTGCGCCAGTAGCTGCGCCAGTAGCTGCGCCAGTAGCTGCGCCAGCTCTAACTACCGCTCAAAAGATAGCTGAACAGGAAGATGCTGAATTTTTAAAGTCAGTGGGGTTATAGTAAATGTCTGACCAAATCGATAATAAGAAAATGGTGATACCCCCTTTTAAGGGTACGCCAAAGATTGAGCTGGATCTCAACGCAACGAAGGAAGCGGAACTCCGTTTCATCGAAGCTAAAGATGTCAACCCAATCACTTATACCGATTTGGAACACTCTTACAATGAATCCTATCGAGAACTCAAGCGTCACCACGCTACTGTTACTTATCAATTAGCAATGGCAGATAAAGCACTGGAGCAAGCAAAAGCTACAGTGCTTATCGATAAATACCCTGATTTCATGAAGGATAGGCCTAAGTCGCAAGACAACGCTGATATGCGTAAGGCCTATCTTATCCAAGACGCTGACTACGTTGAGGCCCTGGACAGGATTGCTATGCTCAAAGCGATAGAAAGTTTTGTGGATGGTCGAATCAAGGTTTTAGAGAACGTCTGCAGATATATGCGAAAACGCATGGACTTGATTATCAGATCAGGTCTAACTGCAGACCAAATGTACGTTACCTCTGGCAAGAAATAAAAAAGGAAATAAAATGGCAAACAAATACCTAAAGCAACTTCGTGCTTATGAAGACACTGTAAATTACGAATACGATTCTTACGCAAAAGAGAATGTAATCAGTACTCCAAGTCCCTATTTTAACTGGATTTTCGCAAATAAGTCCCATGGATGCCCTAAGAATGCTTCCATCCTTCTATTCTCTGAGCCCAAAGCAGGTAAATCTCTTGCTGTTTACGCAATGGTTCTACAGATCCAGCGTGAAGACAAAGACAAGACTGAGGATGAAAAGCGTCACTGTTTGATCTTCAATACCGAGATGCGTGGACAGCTTCAACACGATGCTTTTCCTGAGATCGACAAAGACTATATGACCATTTATGATACCAACAGCGCTGAAGAAGTGTTTGACCGTATCGAAAAAGACATCAAGCCAATGGTTCAAGACGGTATGCCTCTCGGATTGATTGCAATCGACTCCCTAACGAACGTTATGGGTGTTAAGCGTGATGCTACTGACTCCGTATCCAATCACTTGGTTGGCGATCACGCTCTAACGGTATCTATTGGTCTAATGAAACTCGTGCCTTTCTGTAAGCGCAATAAGATTCCTTTAATCGCTACTTCTCAGATGCGCGGTAACGTGGACGCAGTGAATAAGTACGCGCCAAAAGAAAAAATGGCCGAAAGCTGGGCTACGAAGCACGGATTCGAGTATTTCATCTCTTTCAAGAAGGCTGGTGCCTCTGAAGATAAGACCGATATCGAAGGAAAGACCTTTACTGAGGAAGAGACTAAAGACGCCCGTGGGCAAGAGCTTGTTACCGGACATAAGATCTATGTCAAAATGGAACAAAGCTCAATCGGTCAGTCAGGCCGTGCTGGAGTGTTCTTTTTGGATTACAAAAAAGGCATGTCTAATCAGCATGAAGAACTCTTTTTTCTAGGTTACAATGTCGGTGCAATTACCAGGGAAGGTACGAAAACCTACAAAATTGGTGACCGCAAGTTTAATGGTAAAAAAGAATGTGCTTTTGCTCTACGGGACGATGCTGAGCTATATGCTCAGGTGATCACTGCGGTAATTGCCAAGGACTCTGTTTAACGATTTAACATTTTGGGTTAGCTACGTGGAAAGCTGTGGACGTGTGAACTTAATAACGCTTGAACAAAGCGGTTCACGCCACTGGAGACACGTTGGCGATTGCAACGTCGAAGCCGCTGCTGGGAAGGATACTTCCCATGACCAGGGCTAGCAAGGTAGCGTCTTGCCTGACCCATTTTTTGGAGATATATGAATGAAATAATGAGACCAAAGGCAAATAAAAAGAAGATTCATTCAAAAAACGAATTTGAACTCTGCTATTTAAGACATCAATATTTTCGCAAGTCCAGGGCCAATCCAACTAAAATAGAAATGGGGCCTTATATGCACATTATCAAAAGGGTCTCTAAAAAGACTTTTTACACCTATCATGGCCTGTTCCATGCTGTAGGGTTTTCTGTAGAGGATATTGACAGCGTAGGTCAGTGCCATCTCGTTTCTTATCTTGGTCTGTTTTCAATGGAAAAAATGCCTGCCAAGTATGACGAGTTTATCAAAATAATCGAGCGTACAAAGAACCATATTCCAGAGGCGTGGGAATTTTTAAATAAGAACAAGGCTAATTTCACAATTTTCTTAAGACAGCGAATGGAAGATCTTGTTCGTGTTTGCCGTCAAAAAGCTCGTAACATCAAAGGTTTTCCTGCTGAAGAATTCCATCTTTATCATGGCAAGGCCGCACCTCCAAAAATCCTTAGGAATCTAATTAAGGGCTATGAGAATTATGGGTATCGCAAGATAGACCTGGCCGTATTCAAGTCTATACGCAAGAAGGCTCAAGTATCGAAGAACGAACGCTCGTTCATGTTTGGCGATATGTGGTACATATCTGTTCCAATAGAGCAACGTAGCTTGGACCCTATTGACCTGACTGGGGCTGATTTAGACCCCTATGACAACGCTCACAATCATACGCCAGAGCAAATCTACTTCTCTACCCAGGAAGAAGAAAAGTACTGGAGAGTTAAGAAGCGCAGATTTAACAATCAGTCTATGTCAGAAAAAGCTAGACAGCTGCGCTCGTTTATAGCAAAATATGAAGATAGGCCATATTATTCCGATGAAATCAAGACTGCTCGGAAATGGCTAACGAAATTGGAGATTTGAGTGGAAGATTTGGACCTGACCATTGAAGCATGGCTGGACAGACTTGACAACAACATCTTGCCCAAGGGCCAGGATGAACGCATTGAAGCGTTTATGATCCTGTTGAAAACACTTAAAGATCGCGGTGGCAAGAAAGAAAGCGTGACCTTGGTTAGATCCAAGGTGCTTATCCGTTGCACCAACCCAAGACATGACAGGAGAAAGCTTAAAATCTGGAAAAATATCCTAGAAGGACTTTTCAATACGGCAACTTCGCGGATTTGGGCCGATAAGGAGTTTTCTAAGCTAACTGACGAGGAAACAAAACCCGAAAAATTAAAAATCACGCCACAAGCGCCAAAGCCTGATAAGACAGAAGAGGAAGAGGAAGAAGTGCCGCGTTTTGGCAAGGAGCTTGACCGTTCTATTTTTAAAGATCCATTGCCAGTGACTGAGATTGACAGTGAGCTTTCACAAATGTTAGGATTCGATTCCGATGAGTGATGAAATCAAAGACTTCCAAGCAAATATAGAAAAAGAAGCCGAAGAAGCGAAGAAACGCAAGGAGCTCAATTCCAAAGAGCTTGTGTTGCGTGATCGAAAAGCCACTCTCGAAATTGACCGTATAACTCGCGTTGAAGAAGAGCTTGCTAAATCCAAGAATACTGATTACGGCAAAATGTCTGAGGGGGCTATTACAGAGCTCCGTAGACAAAATCTAGAGTATATCGATGCTGCCCGTAATGGTATGAAGTTTATCGGCCCATCTTTTTCTGGTATTGTGCCGTATTTCCGCAAAAATCTTTTGTTGATGCTTGCCAAGACTGGTGATGGAAAATCTACTACTGCTGCCAATATTGTTCGTGAAACCTTACGACAGATCAACCCTCAGACCAAAAAGGGTCGTAGGGTTTTGGTTATTACGAATGAGGAACGTGCAGAAGACGTTTACAACAGGATCACCTGTTTAAGCAAGGGATGGGCCTACGTAAATCACGACAAATTTACCGATGAGCAGAAGCACACTTTTGATAAATGGATTCCGCTCTTAGCAGAAAATGGGCGCATGAATGTGATCGATAATAATTACAGTGGAAACCATGGGGTTACAACTACAATCGAGGGGATAGAGGGTATTTTCGATAGCCTGATTCAAAACAAAGAGTATTATGATGTGGTTATTATTGATTACTATCAGAATATTAAGCACTCCAAGCTCAATCCACACATGACTGAATATGAAGTTCAAGCTCGTTTGGCTAATTCTTTGGACCGTTATAAGAATGAATATCCAGCCCCAATCGTGATTTTTGCCCAAGTCTTGCCGCCAGATAAGGATAAAAAGGTTCCAGTGGAACACCGTATTAAAGGGCGCAAGATCATTACAGATCCTTCTACGATGATCATGGAAATGGTCGCTGACCGCGCAAATCTACGAACTGAATGGATAATCCATAAGTCTCGCTTCAACGAAGCCGTAGGATCTTCATTTTTTACTGGCTATAGAAAGGGGGCTTTTGTAGAATATAACCAGGCGTTTATCGATGAGGTTCACAAGAACAAGATTGACCGTCTATATGCTCGCTCCTTTGCGGAGCAGGAGTCCGGCAGGCCATCGATCCCTTTAAAAGACGAAAAGGACGAAAATGAAACGCCCCTTTAATAACTGGTTCAATATGGTTGATGCCAAATACTTATCTCAGGGCTACCTTGTAGCAGAAGACCTAAAGCTCCCTATGATCTTGGCCCGATTCATATTGGGAATCGCCTGGAAATTGAACAACATGAAAAGAATGTCCACGGTAGTTGACGGAGACAGGGCGATCTGTTATCATAACAGTTCGATACTTAAAGGGCACTCTCAATATCCAAATGCTCGTGTAGAAACTAGATATACTATTAACGAAGAATTTTTTAGAGGAAAAATATGGAAAAAGTAACCGTACAAGAACTGCAAGAACTCATTTCTCAACTCAACAAACTGTTGGTTTTCGAACGAAGAGTTGACGCTCGCCAAACTGTTGCAAGTTTAGAGAAACGTGTCGAAATCCTTTTCTTGGCAATCTTGGGCTTAAAAAGCTCATCAAAGGAATAATATGGAACTCAAGTTTGTAGAAGTAGAGGTGGCAAAGCTTAATCTAAAGCCAGATGACACTTTGATTATCAAGCTCAAAGGCGACAGCTTTTTTCCAGAGACTATGCAGAGCTTACAGGATCATTTCAAAGAGGCCTTCAAGAACAATCCAGTCAAAGTACTGCTTTTTAGCCTTCCTGATGGACATGATATGAATTTTGAAGTTGTGTCGGAAAAGAAATCGTGTAATACTGGATCGTATTGTGCAGATTGTAGCTGTGGGAAGAAATCGCTTGCAAAGCAAATCTTGACACAAGAAGAGGCTATTGAACATATTGAGAGTCAATATCCTCCCGAGGATGAGCTATGAATCTGAAAGATTTCACTAAAACCGGAGATAACATGGACACTAAATATTCTGACCTGAACTCAAAACAAAGCAAGAGACAAAGCAAGAAAGAAGCGGCCTTGGCTCACAATGCTGCAATTAAGGTTTCAGAAGGAAGCCTTGAACCTTCTGCAGAACAGCGTGACGAGCTCGTTCGCTTGTCTACAAAGCTTTTTAAGACAACTAGTCGCTGGCAGACTCTGCTTCGCAAAGGCTTGGTCGAATCTCTTACTGAAGAAGTTATAGAATATGTTCCTGCAGAGCTAGACGGTGATAACAAGGTTGTAAAAGAAGAAGAGATGATCAAACATCAAGAGCCAGTCAAGGCTTTTGGGTCTGAAACGTCTCATATTCTGGTCAAGAAAGTCTTTACCGTAGAATCTTTGATTAAAGAGCTTAAGGACCGTGAGGAAAAATACGACATTTTTGTTGACCTAATGATGAAGCAACGCAAGGAAGCCCAGGATAAAAAGGAAGCCGATCTTCTTGCCGAACAAGTGCAAAACGTCGCTGGTGGCTCTACTCTGTAACAAAGGCTGACAATGGACCCCACTGGAAAGAGGATATTTGAGCTGATGTTCAGGCCAGGCGAAACCGTCTGTGTCTCTCCAAATCAATTTGGGTATCACTCTATTCCCTTGGAAATGGCCATGTCCGATACAGTTACCCTGGTTCCCACTGATGCTAAATGGCCAATTGCTCAAAAGCCTTCTATTGAGATGCAACTGGTGGCCCTAAATCCTATCCGTGGATTTCGCCAGGATAACAACTGTACTGCTTTCAGAAACTTCCTGATCGAGATGGACGTAGGCCCCCTTCCCCAACAATTAGCCTATATCGAACGGTTGAGAATGCCCTATTCTGCTGCGATATTCTCTGGCGGCAAATCACTACACTTCCTTATCTCCTTAGACCGTGACTTACCCGACCAAAAGACTTGGCGTTTGTTGTCAGAATGGATCTTAGGAGTGTGTACAGCAGCAGACCAAATGACCAAGAATCCTTCTAGGAGCATTCGTATACCAGGTCCGATACGTGACAAGTCCAGACAGGTTTTGGCCCGTTACAAGGGTGCTGTTACCTTCTCTGAGCTTAGAACATGGCTTGAGCTACACCCAGAACAGAAGCCCAAACCCCGTATAAAGAAGGTCGCTTCCGGCACTTTTGATTTCAACCGCTTAGCGCCTTGGGTGATTAAACGTCTAACCGAAGGGTTGGACCCCCAAAAAGGCCGTAATGGGCAGTGGTATGCTATTGCTTACGAATTTGCCTTGGCAGGCTATTCAGAAGATGGTACGATAGAAATACTGAATGGTTATTATTCAGAAGACTCAGATTTTAAAGAGAAAGAATGGCTTACTGCAATTTCCAGCGCCTTTAATCACGTACACAGCAGGGTTACCAAATGATGAAAGCTATTGTCAATAAAGAAAAACTATGCATTTCTTGTGGCTCCGGCTTGCGCGTGAACTATAGCGGCCCTAAATGTAGGTCTTGCTATATAAAAGAAAACCCCGTATCTAAAGAAAAAACTAGACAATACAGACAAAAAATCCTTAGCACTATAACACATCAATTTAATGCGGCAAAAGGGGAAGCCAAAGAACGCAAAATCGTGTGGAATATGACCAAAGAAGAGTATTCTGTGTTCAGATCGCAGCCATGTTTTTATTGTGGTGGATCATTGCCCATAAGCGGAGCTGGACTGGATAGAATCTCTAACGATAGATCAGTTGGCTATAAAAAAGAAAACGTAGTGCCCTGTTGTGCTACGTGCAGTTCTATCAGAGGTGACAAGTTAACAGTAGCAGAAACCATAACAGCAATACATGCAATTAAAGAACACAGGATGTCGGCCATAGGGCAGTTTCATGAAGAAAATTACCATGTTGATTCCAGGACTGTGTGTATTTTTGGAGAAATCAATGAAAAACTATCTCTTCAAGTACAAAAGGCGTTTGATATATTAGAAGCGATTAGTAAACACGCCGAAATCACCATAAAAATTATGAGCAATGGCGGTAACTGGTTTGACGGCCTTGCTATATATGACAGAATTGCTAGCAGTCCGTGTCCTACCAGAATGATCGGAACAGGTCTAGTGGGCAGTACCGCTACTGCAATTTTTCAGGCTGGCAAGCTTAGAGAGATTACCGAAAACTGCGTATTTGTATTGCACGATGGTACTGAAGGTTTCGAAGGAGAGGCCAAATCTTTTGAAGCTTGGGGTGAAACCTCTAAGAAATCGAGGCAGTTACTGTATGAAATTTATTCCAAGGCCACAGGCAAACCAACAAGTTTCTGGCAGTCTATGTGTTTAAAAGATACGGTTTTGTGGCAAAAAGATATTCTGTCTTATGGCTTGGCAGATAAGGTGTTAGGAGAAGAATGAGCGTGCTGACTGAAATTCTAATGTTTGGTATATTTGCTGGCCTTGTCCTGTCTATAGTAGCGTTCAATGCATATTTGACATTTAAGGATTTTCGCAAGCATAGGTCAAATCTTAGCCTGGATACCGTGAAAGAAAAAGATCTCTGCAAACAACCTCACCAATGGATGAAGGTTCTTTTGCTTCAAACCAGCATAGGCCAGGTAAATATGTGCAGGGTTTGTGGTTATATTGCTGGCTCAAAGCTAATGGCAAGTCAAGAAATGATAGACCATTTGGAGTTTTTAGAACAAAAACAAAACATTGAAAATCAGCTTTTGTCTGATTTCACTAAGATTGAAGATCACTACATCAAGCGTCATTTTGAAAAAGAGATCGAATCTGGAGTGGATCTGAATAAGCTTATAGATCTACACGAGACTGGAAGATCATTTGACGCCCGTTTTGAGGCGTATCTGATTCAGGAATCATCGGAAGAAGCAAAGAAGAAGGACATGTAATGGAACAAAAATTTCTTGAGATTGAAACCAAGTATGATGCGGACGATATTGACCGGCTTAAATTCAAAGCTCTAGCCGGAACCCTTAATCCGACCAGATTTCTGTACGGCGAAGGGTTTGATATCTACTACATCAAAGAGGGCGACGACTTTCTAAGACATCGTAAGCCCATGGTGAATTCTGATGATAAGCGTGCAGAGCTTACCTTTAAGAAGAAAAGCACCGACAAAAACAACATGATTCGTATTGAGGTAAACCTTCGTATCGATCTTAATAGCGATGACACTGTTGCTGCATTCTGTGAAGGCCTTGGATACAAGCGCAATTTCTCAGTTTATAAGATGTTTGATATCTATTTCTTTGATGACGCCAATATTGTATACTATTCAGTATTGGATGAAGCTGGCAAGATCCAGAGTTTCTTGGAAATCGAAGCTTCCGAAGAGATTGGCTTGACGGAGGATAAAGCCTGGGAAATAGTTCAAAAATACGAAAAACTGCTTGCCCCTGTTGGGATTACGGCTCAAAAGCGTAAGCGCCTGTCTTTGTTTGAAATGTACAGAAAGTCCTGAAAGGACGACAAATGAACAGAAAGATTAAAGAACCTGAAGCGGCGCTGGAGTTGGAATGGCTTCTCAATTAGGCCTATCTTTGTCACAAATACTACTGTATAGTTGTAACTACAGGACACATTAAAATAACAAACGCCAAGCGCTAGGGGAAGAGATGATTAGAGCAAGATTCAAAGCAAATCCAGAAGACTACCGGCCAGTGAAATTCCCGCCGCCTTACCCCTTTTGGTGTTCGGGGTATCCTGAAGATCACAGCATTGTTGTGGCTTATGCCGATTCAGAAAAGCAAATTCTGGAATTCTGGCCAGAGGCCACGGATATCGAAGCTACCGAAGAGGATGAAATTATTTTCAGCGAAAGATTTCCAAAGCCGGATTGGTGGAAACCGTATAATGCGCTGGCTGCGAGTGAGGGAGAGATGAAAATATTCCCTAAACGATGTTTTTACAGCAATCCAGGCGGAAACGCTGCTTGGGATTTTCTGGAGCCGCCAAAATACTCACAATCCTACAATATAAAAATCATTCCCTACATTTCTCTTGAGGAGCACGAGGCCATCCTGGCCGAAGCAGCAGCGCGAGAGGCGGGGCTACGCGTAGAGCTGGAAAAGGAGAGAGATTGGGGGCGGTTAGTGAAAGATTGGAAAGATTGGGAGCGGTATATTAAATTCAGGGGAACTTCGGTGACGATGACAGTCGAAAACGAGTACGCCAAGCGCAAGGGGGAGAAATGACTTATTTGCTGATTCTAGCCTGGGTAATTTCCGGCACGATTATCTGGGTTCGGCTCGTTATAAAGGATAAATTTCTGGCGGTTTGGATGGTGTTGGTTTTTCCCATCTTTTTTTCGTTCGGCCCGGCCTTGGCGTTGATGCATTTAGCAGAGAGCCGAATGGTTCAAAGGTTTTTTACTTATGAAATTTGGAGACGCAAATGAACGACAAGCGTGAGGGGAAGAGATGAGGCTTTATATTTTATACGATGGTAGGGGTGAGGACGATGGGCTTGAGGCTTATGTCGCTGATTCTACCAAAGAATTAAAAAGAATCAGTCAAAATTGGCCCGATGATTATCAGTGGCATGAATACCATCAAACTGATTCTGAAGGTCTTACGCACATTGGGTTTCATTCTTTTGTAAAAGATCATCTTAAAAAAATGAAGCCATGAGCAACAAGCGCGGGGGGAAGCTATGAACGACGATATGCAAATGAAGCTGGGAAAGATGGCGAATACATATGTTAAGCAGAGTAAGCGAGATTATCCATTTGAAGATCACAGGGCGGCAAGGGCCGATTTTCTAGCAGGTGCCAACGCAGCTATCGAACTTTGTAGTGTGGAAGCAGCAGCAAGAGAGGCAGTCCTTGTAGAGGCGCTAAAAGACGCCCAATCCAAGCTTTGTGAAAATTGCCCACAATATATGGATTCGGCAAGCGAGCAGGTTGGCTACCATACAGACGAATGCCTCGCAGCCATGGACGCTATAGAGATGATAGGAAAACAACGTGAAAGCAAATAATAAGTACAAGCACGCAAACTGTACTGACGTGTTTATTGAAGTTCTAAAAGTACAATACTTTGATATTAAAAGGGTTAAGGCAAGAGTAGCTTGGTGGAACGTGGGTACTGTTTCGTCCTTCCCTTTAGGAATTATCGAAACAATAGAAATAAAAAGACAAGACATTCTTTCTTGGAAAGTATATGATAAATAGAAGCAACGGTTTAAATATTCCTGAAAGAACAACAAATGAACAACAATTGGAGCAAAGCATATGAAGAAGCAAAACTTAACCAAGAAGAAAACAGTCAAGGCGAAACAATGTCGGCTAATGAAGTCGCTAAGCACTTTGGGGAAAAACATGAAGAAGAAGTTAAAAAGCCTATCCCAAAAACTGAAGACGAAGCTGTCGCGTGGGAAAAAGGTCAAGATGAGTCCGAAAGCATCTATAAAGTAGCTGCTCGCGTAAAGAACAAGGCTACACGCGCTGTTAAGGCCAATTTGACGGCCCAAGGCGAGGCGCTTTGTAACACCTTTGTCCACATTTTTGTTGCCCTGTATGGATTTTCCGATAAGATTCCAGACGAAAGCCTACGCAATGAGCTCAAGGATTTGATACATAAACAAGAGGCTGTGCCTGGTGGTCTTATTGCTGCTATGATGGCTGATATGCAACGGGCTAAGAAGCGAGGGGGGAAAAGATGACTCCTAAACACGACTTTGGGTTTGGTGACACAAGGGGTATTCGCGATTTATTTGTAGCTCATGCTGGCGCTATATTGAATCAATCCTTGATCGGCCTTTGGAAAGACTGTGGCTACCCTAAACATGAGGGCGAAGATCGCCTAATCCTACGGCTTCGCTTGCTGATTAGAAATCTTACTGGCTACGACTACAAGCATGTTTTGGTGACCAATGGCGCTACTAATGCTTTAAACGCCTATCTATATGCCGCGAAAAACAGGTCTAACGACAAGAAAACACACGTTTTGACCAACAAGCTCTATTTTGGCTTCTATCCTGGTATCATAGAGAACGCTGGTTTGATTCATGTGCCAACTGAAATAACCAATACGGGTGATCGTGAGATTCAGATCATCGACTCTCCCTCGAATCCCCTAGGGGTGCTCTGCCCTTTAACCAACGAATGCGGTGGGGCAAACAGGGTTTGGGATGCTGCTTATTTTTCACCAACCTACTGTGGTATTCTTGCTAAGAACCTAACGCTTAAGAATCCAAAGATAATTCCGCCACACGACGCTATGGCTGGCAGCCTAAATAAGCTTACTGGGCTCAATGGGTTACGCGTAGGCTGGCTTGCTACCGATGATGATGGTATCTACAACAAGGCTTATGATTACGTCACAAATGACCTGTGCGGCGTTTCCATGCCTTCACAGATGGTAGCTGCCAAACTACTGGAGAACATTGATTTAGACCCCTTTTACAGTCTTTCCAAGGCCCTTTTGGACAGTAATCGCACTGAAATGCAGCGTCTAGACAAGCTGTTCGGAGGCCAAAAGATACCTGAGACGGGTATGTTTGCCCTGTTCGAAGTAGACAATAAGATCCTGAAGATCCTAGATAAAGCTTCTGTGAAGGTTATGAGTGGCAAATTCTGCGGCGATCCTAGGATGTCAGCCAGAATTAACATGGCAAATTCTAATCAAGCTACTAAGCTTATGATTAGCGATATCTTAAAAGCTGATGGATAATGGATTCGATGACAAACAGTCTTCACAATGAAAACGAAGAGCTCAAGATCAAATTAGAAGAGTCTGAGAAGAACGTAAAAGACTTTGAAGAGCTTGCCTTAGAGTGGAAAAGCAGCTATACCAAGGATACTAGGGCTCTAAAGATCGAGATAGAACATCTTAAACAGACTATTGAAGATCTCAGGCTAGAGCTCAAAGAACGAGATCTTAGCTAATTCATTATAAATCTGTTCAGCTATCTGTTCAAAATGGGCTTAAATGCCCGTTTTTATTTGTAAAGATCTGTTCAGCTATCTGTTCAAGATTCATTATAAAAAAATAAGGCCAGCATTTCTGCCAGCCTTATTGCGCATCACGACTGTGATATTCTATTGCGGTCTGCGAGACTGTGGAGAGGCTACGCCCTGCGCAGATTGAAGCTGTTTTTGAGCCTCTTGATTGGCAAGTTGAGCCATTTGCTTCCTGCCTTCGCCTTCCTGAATACCTTCTACGAAAGCGCCTTGGTTGGAATCGATAGCATTAAACTTAGAAGGAGTGAGCTCCAAAGCGCCTTGAGCGTGCAGTTCGCCCCATTTTTTGATCTTGGCGTGCATTTCATCCATACGAATACTGTTGAAGTCAACCTCTGAGAGATCTTTGACCTTCATCTCAGCCATCTTCTTCTCAACCAGAGTCTTCCAGCCCATAGCTTCGTTGTAACGAGCCATTGCTGCCAACTCGATCTTCTTGAGAGAATGTTTTTTGTTAGTATGTTCTAGACGCAAAAGTTTGATCTTGTTAATTCCGCGACGGTCGTGACCGGAAAGGTTTTTAGTGTCAGACATTGTAACGCAACCTTCTTCTACCAATACACGAGCAGAAGAAGTTATCTCGCTCACCATGATCTCTTCAATCTGAAGCTCTAAGTCTTCTGCTTCTAGCTTGGTTTTCTCTGACGTGTAAGCGTCATTGAATAGGTTGTCGATTCTTACGTTCAATTCAGTCAAGCTTTGGGCCAAACCCGATCCGACAGTAGGAAATTCGATTGGAGCTAAAATATATTTCTCCATAAATTCCGAGGTGATTGGGTTTGGGAAGTAGCTAGAATATTTTGTAGCTTCTACGATATTCTTTCTGGCTTCAGTTGGTAGGATCGCTAGATCTTGGGCTCTAGATTTGTTTTGATCTTGATCTGCTTCAATGATCTCTTGGTAGGACTTTTGCACGGTATTTTCAACAACTTCTACTCTAATTGACATATTTACTCCTGTTCATGTTTCCCCTTATGAGCAGAGCAACACTAAACAGGATAGTGTTCTCAAACCTCATAAGAGCTGTAAGCGAAATGCCTACATATTATATATCGTATCTATTCGTCTGGCGTTACGGGAATTTCTTCGTCTGGCGGCAATTCAATGCCGTCTGGCGTTGCGATAATTTCTTCGTCTGTGCGTAATTCGATGCCATCGCCATCTAGATTTTCTTCAAATCGAAAGGCGCGTTCGTCGGCACCGTCTACTGGAGAGAATGATGGAAGATCTCCCTCTGCCACAGTCCAGGAGCACCAGGTACCCATCACGGCTCCCTCAGAGGGATAGTTACCAGATTGGTTCTCGTCATTGCCCATAGCGATAATCACGCCATTACTATTTTTTGCACATCGTAGCATTTTGCTCCTTAAGAGATGTTCAGCCCTGCGGACAGGACCGCTTGTTTTAGTGAATCCACGTAGGCTTCATTTGTTGTGAGACCGGTGTTTCCGCCAGATAGGTAGAAATTTCCGCCAATGTTGCCACCAGCGATATAATAGCGGTTGGTGATGGATGGTTTAATGGTCCAGAAATTCCCCTGGGTGCTGTATTCGGAAACCCTCGGTGACCCAGCCGACCCACCCAAGTAGTAAAACTTATCGCCCTTACACCCAGCCATTCCATCTGTGTCGTCAGCCACCAATACAGTGGCCATTAAGGTGGTTGTTTGGGTCACGTCATTGTATCGCTCAAAAGCCAAGCTTGAATTGCCACCCAGGTATATAAACCCGGCACAAGAATCACCATCGAGACTGTATTTTGCGCTGTTCAAGCTGCCCGCAGATGCCCACGTTCCCAATGATGGATTGTACTTCTGAATGAAGGTAGTCAACCCACCATTATGGCCACCGAGCAAATACCCTGAGCCGTTTAGCGTGGCTCCTGCCGCGTATCCAACAGAATTATTTAGTGTTCCAGTAGAAGCCCACACCGCAGACGATGGGTTGTATTGACTTGTCGAGGTCAGTCCAGTGTTGCCACCGGCTGCGTATCCGAAGCCAAGCAGAGAAAAAGTCGCCTTGAACTGAGCAGAATAAGTGCTGTTGGCGATAGCTGCCCATGAATTAAGAGTGGTGTTTTGCTCATACCAAAGGTTGTTATTGCCTACAGGTTGGTAAGACCGGTCACTTAGTACAAAGCCAAATCCATAAGCAGAAACGGGGACTGCGATTCTAGTTACCGTTACCCAATTGCCCACTCCAGCGTAGTAGGCAGGAATGCCGACGCGCATTTCGTAGTTACGGTAAGCACCTGGACCATTATTAGGAGAGGCCATTTGCTGCCTGGAGGAGTTCATGTTGGCCATGTTTGTGTAGGTGTTCGCCTCAACATTGAATCTCTCGGAAGTATTACCTGAACCACCCGTTATATAGGCGTACCCGTTTAATCTAAATGAACCAGGGCTACTAGGACGCGCTGTGTTCAGACCACCGGACATTAAGCTAAAAGAGCTAGCGGTTGGGTCATATTTATAAGTGTTATTTTCGCCAGTTGGAGCGCTATCGCCTTGTGTGAAATATGCGAATCCGTTTAGAGCAAACGCAGTGTGGTTCTCTCTGCCAACTGATGAGATTGTATTCCACGCATTGGTGGTATCACTATATCTTTCAGAAGAGGTAATAACTGAGCCACCTCCACCAGTAGCATTGGTGTAGCCGCTGAAAATAAATCCAAATCCTTGAAGATCGGTGCCTGGCAAAAATACTCTGGAAGACGTTGTGGCAGCGGCTCTATTCGTCCATGAGTTCGCTGCTGGGTTGAACTGCTGATTTAATGTTTGGACTGCCAGAGTTGACCTAATACGACCACACACAGCATATCCAAATCCATTGAGGCCAAAACTGGCACCGAGAGCAGTGGTATTTGGAATTGCAGTTCTAGCGGTGATGGTATTCTCTAGGTCCTTGTATTGTTCGTTGGTGAATGCATCTGCTGCGCCATTCTCACCAGCAGCGATGTAAGAGGTGCCATCAATAGTGAAGCCAGCCCCACCAGTTTTTACAGCAGACAAGGATGTTCTAAGTGTCCATAAATTCTGTATATCATTAAAAGATTCGTTTGAGGAAAGCCCATTTGCTCCACCAACAAGTCCCGCTGAGGGAGAGTGCTGGAACTTAGCAGTGAGGGTCTCACCAGTCTTCAGCGCACTGCCACCGTTCGACATTATAGTCTTCCAGTTGTCTCCATCAGTACGAATCTGAACAGGAACGGACTGCGTAAGGCCATTCATGATCACTGAAGCGGAAATTGCAGTAGGGGTAGTGGTTGATCGTAAAGAGATAGCGGTCGTAAATAATGAATTAGAAGTGTATGCCTCGACCGGCGTGTATGCTACGCCAGTCCCAACACCACCACTGATGGACATAAATAGGCCACCGGAAACAGCGCCACACCCATTTCTCGCCTGAGAAATAGGAGCAACAGTGACCCATGCGCCAGCACCATCATAAAATTTTTCGACAGTGGTGATATGTACGCTACTCGTATTTTCCCCACCAGAGGCCAAAAGGACCCCACTCACAGACGCCACTCCACCGTGGGCGTGGCCAACGGTAGAGGAAGCCAAGGAAGAGTACGAATTTAATGCTGGGTCGTATCTGCGAACCGTGGTTACAGAAGTCCCACTGACAATATGACCAAAGCCATTGTGTTCTGACCCGCCTTGGCAAACCCTGGTGGTAGAAACTGGGACAGCAGCCCTGGCAGACCATACGTTCGCCACCGCTTCATAAGCGGAAGTCGTGGTCCCGCTTCCTTGGCCACCGGCAATGTAGCCTAGAGAACCAAGAGACCAGGACGCGGCACCATAAAAGGCGGTTCCAATCGCTGTGCGAGCAGACCACGAATTGAGAACGTCATCGTATCTTTCAACGGCGTTGATGCTGGGGTCACCGTTGACCACATACGCAATCCCAGAAAGAACGAATGGAGCCCTGGTATTACAGGCAGTGATTCCGGAGGCTCTACTTAAGAAATAGTTTAAGTCTGTGTCGTACCGCTCGTTGGTTGTCGCGTTGGTGGGGGCATTTGTTATACCAAAAGCGTTGTAAACAAATCCATTCAAAGTAAAGTTGGAGGGCCACGCCTTGGCAACGGAAACAGGAGCCTTCGTAGTCCAAAAATTTCCACCGATTTCTTCGGGGTTGTATTTCAAAACTACCGAAGTTGGGCTGAAACCTTTCGCTGTGAGAGCATTAAACTGACTACTTTCCTGAGTGGACAATGCAGCAGCACCACCAGAAGATGCCGCAGTAATATCAAACGTACCAGCAGCAGTGGAGTTGTCAGCAAGGCGAAAGATTTTAGAAATCCCAGTGGTCAAGGTGCCGATCACAGCCGCCGTTGAATCTTGAACAGTAATATCACCAGTGGAAGCGTTGACTACCTCGAAGCGTCGACCATTAGGCATCGTCGTGGAGTCTGGCAGCTTCAGTGTGTGCGTGGTTGACCCTGTGAAGATTTGGTATGTCTCAGAGGTGTTGATCAGAGTCAAAGTCCCTGCGCTGGTGGCAGTTACCAAACTCCGCTCTACTAGTGCGCCTTGCTTGAAAAACATATTATTTCACCTCTAAAGCGATGCCGAGCACTGCTTGCTTGATTGAAGAGACATAGGCGTGGCTAGTTCCGAAGCCACCGGCATTGTATCCACCGGAGAAGAATGCGGTATCACCGACCGTCCCACCTTGGGTGTCTTGGAAAGCACTCGGCGCAGAAGTTTTAGTGGCCCACACGTTTGCAGAATCCCGGTAGGATTGTGACGCAGCGGTAAGTGGTCCGAAGCCCATTGACGTGAAGTATTCTCCGTTTACAACGGCGGCAAGTCCAAGAGCTACAGAAGCGGTGGGGCCAGTCTTAGATGTGAAAGCCACGGATGCGTCATTGAACTGGTAGTTGTTGGTGGAATTGTTCCCGCCAGTGACGTAAATGAATCCATTATAGGCACCACCAATATTGTAGACGCCAGACGATGGCAAGAGGTTGCCATGATCTGTCCACGCATTCGTTGTTGGGTTATATTTCTGTGTACGGGTCGAAGCTCCCAGTCCTCCAGGGTTTCCGCCGATATAGTACATCATTCCATTGAGGGCAGAAAAGCATCCGGAGTTGGTGTACACCGGCATATTCGCAAGCGTGGTGTACACGCGAGTGTAGGGAGACAGTGCGAATACTGGAGCCGCCGACGCTGTAGGTCCGCCAGTGGAGTAAATAATATCCCCCACCGTTGTGGATATAGAGCAGTTCTGCTGCCCTTGCGGGGATTGTGGGTAGTCCTGGATTCTCACATAGGAATCTGAGAGGTAGTCATAAGCATACGAGGCCGAAGAAGCGGAACAGCTCAGGAACACCGTTGAACCAGAAGTTCCGGCTGCGCTAAAAGTATTGTTCGATGGGTTCGTCGTTTTCGTTACCCACACTCCACCGCCCACTCCAGCATAGAACGCTGGGATGCCAACGCGCATTTCGTAGTTACGGTAGGGGGTGGTATGTGTTTGCGAATAAGAAAGCTCTGACTTGGAGAACGTGGAGGTTTGTCTATTTGTCCAGGTATTGGCGTCTGGGTTGTGCTCTTCGAGTGCGTTTGAATTTCCGGCGACGAAGCCGTTTGCCACATACCCAAAGCCTTCGAGAACGAATGTTACAGCGGAATATTTAGCCGTATTTAGGTTGGTCCTCGCGGCCCAAATATTGGTTGACGGTGTGTAGCGGTATACGCTGGACACGTTAGAGCCGTTATACCCCCCACAACCATAGGCATAGCCGCCGATAGACATGGTGGGCATTTCAGCAATAATACCAAGCCCGTAAGCTGCAATTGCGCTCCAGCTGTCGGTAGAATCGGAGTATCCTTCTCCGCTGCTGGTTCTTGTCCCAGTCGAATAGCCAGTGTAAACAAAAATTCTACCTTCAGCAGCAGTCCCGCCTACATACGTTTTGCCCGCAGTAAGTCCGGTTCTGGCCAACCAGGAATCTAGGGTGTCATTATAGCGATCGTGTGCAGTAAATCCCGTAGTTGTGCTGGTGGCAGCGCCACCAGTGACATACCCGAAGCCGTTGAGGAGAGCGCCAGCTCCATTCATTTTACCGGACAACAGAGAAGAAGACAGGGTAGTAAATGTATTTTTGATTTCGTCAAACCTGAGACCGGAACTCACACCGCCAGTTCCACCCACTATATAAAGTCTGTCGTTAAGAGAAAACCCGTAGTATTGGCCACGATTGGCGGGGATTGAGGCTCTAGTGGTCCATGCGTTCTGGCTTTTTCCGTAAGATTCAGACGTGGTGGATGCGCCGCCAACTACCATTCCAGAAGCCGGAGAATGCTGGAATTTTGCAGATAGTGTTTCGCCAGTCTTTAGTACGCTTCCACCAGACGTAAAGGTCTTCCAACTGTCGCCATCAGTACGAATCTGAACGGGAACGGAATAAGCCAAGTCGCTCATCAATACCGCAGCGAGGATGCTGGTCGGAGCAGTAGTGGAGACTTTTACGGAGCCAAGGTTGAAGAACGATGCGGGAATGAAAGACTCAACAACGGCCGCAAAGACTGAGGAGCCGACACACATGGCTGAGCCATTCAAAGATCCACCTGCCACGGAGTTCTTTGCAGTGCCAAGCGTTGCGGTGGCCTTCCAGGTTTTCGTAGTATCAAAAAACTGCTCAGACAGATTGCTATTGCTAGGGACAGAGCCAGCAAAAGCCATGATAGAGCCAACCACATTATTACTAATTCCAAAGAAAGAGCGAGTGGTGATCATACTTGGAGCCGTTGACCAAGAATTCGTGGCTATGTCGTATACGTTCACGATGGAGGTGTTGGTCGTGTTCCCAGCGTCAGAACCTCCAACAGAATAACCAAACCCACCCAAGTCAGCTGTTTGAGTATAGCTTCTTTGCGAAGCCGTAGCTAAAGTTGGCGAGCGCAGCGTCCAGCTATTCAAAACGGAATCGTATTGATAAACTGCGTTTACGCCAATGAGAGAGTTCGTGGTTCTTCCGCCAACTATGAATCCATAACCATTCAAGGCAAATCCGCCGCCGAAATCTGTGGCCACAGGAAGCGCCAAATTAGAAGTCCAGGCATTTGTTAAAACATTAAATGATTGATTGGATGTAACGGGATTTACGTTATTTCCACCCACAACATAATTATCGGTCAGCGAAAAACATATAGCGCCGTACCTTGCTGATGGAGCAGAAGTCCTGGCCAGCCAGTAATTATCATCATCAGAATATCTACTGGTGATTCCAGTTTCAACAGAGGCCGAATTAAGTCCCGTTGATTGGTAATAAAAACCACTAGCTGAGAAAAAACCACCATACCCGATAGGAGTGCCAGGACTCTTGGTAATCCAAAAATTTCCACCCACCTCTTCGGGATTAGTCTTGATAACCTTCGCCACGATGTTGTCGGTCTGGAGATTTAGCCCAGCCATGCCTTGGAGCAGTTTCAGCTTATCGGCATCCGTTACACCACCACCACCAGAGCCAGTTACGCCACCAACGCGCCACACACCGGCAGCTAAAGAAATGTCGCTCACCAAGAAATATCGCTGGGTTCCGGCGGCTACAACCCCAACGGCTCCCCCACCATTAGCATTGACGGTGATTGCTCCGGTGGAGCGATTGTTGATATCGAAACGTCTGCCGATGCTTAAAGTAGTAGCATCAGGAAGCACCACAGTCTGCGTGGTAGTTCCGGTGAACTGCTGAATGGGTCTGCTTGAGGCCGTGAGCGTTGTGGTCCCCGCCGCCGTGGCGGTGGAGGTTAATCCCTCGACCAAACTTCCAAGTTTATAATAAGTGCTCATTAGCTAATCCTCAAGGCTGCGCCCAAGACTACGTTTTGAATTGCTGAAGCCCACTGGTACACGTTGGAGAGATAAGCTCCATTGTTGCCCCCCATGGAATATCCGCTATTACCTACTGACCCACCAACAGGCCCGTAGGCTGATATTGGATATGCAGTCTTACTAATCCACGCATTTATTCCGTCCTTAAAGAGATAATGAATAGTAGAATTACCCCCGCTGTACGGAGCTGCAATATGCCAACCATCTTCTATTACAAAACTGCTAGCTGATTCCACGTTCGCTGCCGTGGCGGCCATGGTAAGCCAACTTCCAGAAGCGTCATTAAACCTCTCGTTTATTGTACTGGTCCCACCAACCATGTAACCAAATCCATTAAGAGCCGACATCATTCCGCCGTAGTGAATGTTGTTCAGCGTGGCTATGTTCGAACTCCATGAATTCGTGGAAAGGGTGTAGCGATATGTAGATAATTGATGTGCCGGGACTGTTGGACCACCAGAAGCAGAATACGCAAAACCATTAAGCACCAAGTTTCCGTTTAATTGCCCGGAGCCACCACCAGTAGCCACCGTAGTCCACGCTTTGAGAATGGTATCGTAGAGCATAGTACCGCCGTCAAGCAAAACAGCACCATTGTGGCCATTAGTGAATCCTCTGCCGTAAAGAGTGGACGAGGAGGTTAGCCCACCAGTATACGCTTCACTTAGGTTTCCGTCAGTCTCTCGTACTGAAGCATTTAGCAAAGTATCAAATCTTTGAGTCTTCTTGTGACGCCCACCAACATCAAGCCCGTAGGCCCCATAGACTTGTGTCCCAACAGTAAATGAACAACTGTGTTGAGACACAAAAGATAAATTTGCTTTAGTTACCCACTGACCACCACCAGTAGCGGCCAAGTAAGTGGGCAAGCCGATCTGGAGTTCGTAGTTGTAATATCCACTTCCATTCGCGGCAAACTTAGCAAAAGTCTCGCCCTGCTTTAAAACTGAATCTGCGTTGGCAGTAAGGTTCTTCCAATTTGTACCATCGGTGCGGATTCTCACTGGCACACTGGTCACTACTCCACTAAGCGCAGCGGCAACAAAGATGCTAGTTGGAGCGGAGGTGGATTTCTTGGAGAGAGGGACAGCTAAGAAGGAGAAAGGGGTGTAGCTCTCAATTGAGGAGATGAGGGTTACGCCGGTGGTCTCGCCGCCTAGCACATAGGCTACACCATTAAGTGAGGCACCAGAGGTTAAATTAGAATGCGCTCCAGTGGGTTTTGGAGACATTGTATTCCACAAGTTGGCGTCTACATTGTAGCGGTAGTTTACAGCGCTGTACGCTGGCCCTTGACCACCCATCGAGTATCCGGTTCCGCTGGCGAACGTAGCTGGGCCATTTTGAATAGTTGTGGCAGGATGATTTGCAATAGATACCCAAGAATTGGAAACAGAAGAAAAAGCGTAACCAAGATTCGTAGCAGCAGTTTCTCCGCCGATAGAATAATATTTATTTGGAGAAGCGAAGCCTAAAGTTTCTCTTCTGGAGATGGGGCGATCAGCTCTTGAATACCAAACATTAGCAACAGAGTCGTAAATTAAAGATGTGGCAGTAGGAGAGCCAGAAAGGTCTCCACCAGATAAAATCCCATACCCATCAAGCACTGCTGGAGTGTACGATGCTCTAGTAGCTGGTAGAGCGGCTTTTGCAGACCATGAGTCCAGCACATCGTCATAAGCTTGAACGACAGCGGTTTGAGATGCTTGGAATCCGCCAGAAGCATATCCAAGGGTCAGTGCAAATCCACCAACCTGAGTCGTGGCAGTGGTCAGAGCAGTTCTTGCCAAAACAGCATTAGAGTCATCATTATAACGCTCAACAGTAGTAACTTTTGTAGAAACAGGATTCTCTCCACCCAAGGAGTAAATAAAGCCGCCCAGAGTGAATGACCCGGTGTATCTGCGGACAGAAGACAGAGGAGTTTTCGTAGTCCAAAAATTTCCACCGATTTCTTCGGGGTTTATCTGCAACGTCACCGCGTCAGTTTGAGAGTCTTGGTAAAAAGAACCAGCAAGAGCTGATAATGCTCCAAGTTTTTCAAGAGAAGTAAGGGTGACAGAACCACCCCCACTTGACTCAACCGTAGCATCCCAAGCTCCAGCAGCGGTTGAGTTGTCAGTGCAGCGAAAGATAGTCTGAGAGTCACCATTTACAGTGGCGGCTAGAGATCCACCGTTGTAGTTTACAGTAACAATGCCAGTGGAGCGGTTGAGGACGGCGAACTTGCCACCAATAGGAATGGTGGTTCCGACAGGTAGAACTACAATGTGAGTAGTGGTGCCGGTAAATCTCTGATATGACGCAGAAGACGCAACAAGCGTTAGTGTAGCGCCACTTGTATTAGTGGTGTTCACTCTTTCAACTAACGCACCTTGTTTCCTATAGGCCATCTTCTCTCCGTGTTCTTCACACCAACGCCATAGTATCTATATCGTATCTTACTGGAATTGAGCGACGTGAAATCCGAGTCTATAATTCGCGGAATCCACTGGACTATTCCATGATACTGTAAAGGTTAGGTTGGTCTTGGCAGTTACGATTACTGCCTGAAATTGTGGATTAGGATCAATTATATTGACCATAGTAGCCACAATTGTATAGTTTGTTCCAGCATACGTATAAGGTAGTGAAATCACTAAAGTATCTGCAGTATCTGGAATTTCTTTCTCGCCAGTGTGCTCCTGGACAACAGGTACAATGTACGATAAGAGATAGTTTGCTGAATCTGTAGGCGCATTCCAATTTGCAGTGAAACCATTGATAGTTTTATTAGTAATAATAATATCTTGAAACTGAGGGTTAATATCAGTGATGTTGACAAACTGAGCCTGAATTACATAATTAGTGCCAGGTAGAGCGCTTGGAAAGTTGACCGCAACACTTTGGACAGCATCTGGTATAGCGATTTCTTGAGCAAAACCTGCCTGAATCGATCCTGAGCCACCGCCACCGCCGCCACCGAACTGGAAAATCTTGTTCTGAACAACACTCTGAACTATACCAGCATTATTAAAAAGACTGATATAAGCCACAGGCAAGGTGTTGGCAACAGGGGCTGGAACAATTGCGTTTGCCTCAGCTAAGTCAGAAACACCTTGAGTAACAATCAAATCACCAGAGGAATCCAGAGAAATGAGGACTTTGATGTATTCGTTTGGTGGGCAGGTTAGAGTTGTGTTTGAGCCAGGAGAAACGGTGATGTTTCCGCCATTTAGACTAGGGAAAGTAATCGTACCAGACGTAAAAGCTGGAATTGCGTTTTGGATATGCGGAATAGATTTCTGACGACCAGAGATTGTGTTGTTTACAATGGCAGGACCAATGGTAACAACAAGATCGGGCGTAGAGCTTGCATCAACGCGTAAGGGTGCCTGCAAGTCCTTGTCTATAGACTTAAGCAGAGTGTCTAGCTGCTGGCCAGATAGGTACGGAAAGATTTGCTGGAGCAAGTCTCTCGATATAGTCTGGTTTGCGAAAGGATTTCTTTGCATCTACGTTCCTTAAGTGATAAATCCGTCAAGTACGATATAGGCCAGTTTGTAGTTAGAACTATCAACTGGAGCGTTCCAAGTGGCCGTAAAGGCAGTAGCAGACCTGACCGTGATCAAAACGTCTTGAAATTGTGGATTAGAATCAACAGTGTTTACCATCCAGGCAACAACTCTAGGGTTTGCGTTTGCGGTTTGTAGCGTAGCAGGAAAATTTACGACAACAAAAGACGTAGCATCAACAATGGAAACTTCCTGGTCAACACTGACCGATTTAAGCTGTCCTTTAATTAAGCGGGTTACTTTTGCCATACGTGTAACTTATCATATTACAGAGGTTTTCCCTGCAATTGATTAGTTGATACCTCTAAGCTGCTTGAAATCTACCCAAATTGAAGATGTTGACTGAATCGTTCCGATACAGAAAGCGGCCTCATTTGTAGTATCAGCCAAGGCAGAGCCTAAGATGAAAGCTCCAGTTGTGCCTACATATAACTCTTTTCCTACATCGCCAGCGGCAAAAGCAGAATCGTTAGCACCAAGAGCAGAGGTTCCCAACATGATCACCTGAATATTTCCACCAGCTGATACGCCTGCTACTGAACGACCGATACCGATACCCATGTATTTAGCAGATGCCGAAGCGTCTTTGTCGGCTTTATATACTCTTCCAGCAGTTTCACCAGTTAAAGCCCATCGAACTGAAAAGGAAACATCTGCAGCAAAAGCTTCACCGGCAACTAGAGTTCTTGAAACCAAAGGAGCGGCAAGGACGTTAAGAGCAGTACCAGCACCACCAGCAATGGTTGTTTGGTCTGCTACGTCTGTATTGAGTTTTGCAGCAGTAGTTCCAGCGTCTTTTTGACGAAGAGCGTTTGCGCTAATTTCTAAGGTAGAACCATCAACCTGTACAGCAAGCTTAGATGCGCCGCCACCTGTGATCGCGCCAGCTGCGTTAAAAGCTGATGCTGCGATTTTATTCTCATCTACAGAATTAGAAGCCATTTTGGCCAAGGTGATACCAGCGTCTTTTACGCGAAGGGCGTTAGAGCTAATCTCAATCGTTGAGCCATCAACCTGTACAGCCGCGCCGGAAGCGCCTGAAGCAAGAGCTCCAGCTGCATCCATTTTGAGGCCAAGCTCATTAGAACCAGAGAATTTTAAGCTTGGGTTAGAAGCTTCAAGTTTGATACGTAACTGACCAGCTGAGTTGCTTGGGTTACTAGATTCAAGACCGCTTGCAGTGGCAAGATCGAGAGAAATGGTCTGACCAGTTACGGTGACCATATCGCCACCGATAATAGCAGCAGCAGAATTGAAATATACCCAAACCATTGGGTCAGTATCTAAAACAGCTACATTGCTTTGCTCAACCCAGCCCTGACCTGCTTGCGTACCAGATTGAATAAAGGTGTAGGCTCCGTTAATCTCATCTATAGGCGTAAGCGAGTCCATGTCTGGCGCACGAACAGCTGCGCCAGAAGCTTGTACAATATAAATACCATTTTCTTCAGGCAGAGTTTGGTTTTTAACCAATACGCGGTCGCCTGTGACAAGAGTGATACCGTCAACAGTATCGCCGTTTTCTAGCGCACTGGCAAGAGCTATATCTGCCAAAGAAGCAACGCGCACGGCCTGTTTAGGACGAAGACCTTGGGCTACAGCATCTACGTAAGCCTTTGTAGCGGCATGTTGAGGCGCTGTGGGGTCTGCCACGCTGGTCAGATTAAACCCACCCATGGACTGGGCAGCAGTAAAAGCGTTTGCGCCCGAAACAAGAATCGATTGTTCATAGCGAACTGAGTGTCCAGCAGCAGAACCGGCAGCCATTCCAGTAAGCTTAAATCCGCCCATTGGCAGATCGGCAGTAACTGTTACAGAGCCGTCTTTTTGTAAAGCAGATGCTATCTTGCCAAGATCAACGTTTGCGTCTGGCATCGTAATTGTACGAACCGTAGAAGTAGAAATACCAGAACTTTCAAAGGCAATTTTCTTAGTAGGATCAGCATTGTCCGAAATACGAAAAACAGAATCAAGAAAATCATTCCCGCCAGCAGAGGCTAAAGCGCTGTCGATACCTGCCAAGTGGGCCTCAACATCAGCAGAACCAGGTGTGTAATTGACCGGAGTGGCCTTGACCCCAATTAGCTGTGCGCCGGAAGTACCAACTGCAGATCCAAGCTCGGTTTCTGTAAAGTACCTGCTATCGTGAGTGTGATAAGCAGCAGCAACATCAGTTCCATCTTGTAAGGAAACAAGCCTGTCCAAAATAGTTTTGGTTAGTTCAGTATTGGATACTCCACCGCCCACCTTGATGGACAGCCAAACACCAGTGTTTGCCGTTATATCCAATCCAGTAGCTATTCCAGAAGAAAGCTCTAGAAGTTTTACGATATCTGCCATTTTATGCTCCGTTTACAGTTAAATTGTGGTTACCATTAAGATTAGTCCTTACAGCCGACCTATTTTCGTATCAAACATAATCTTCAAATCTTTTAAAAGTGGATTAAATTCGTTTTTTACAACAACACCAATGAAAACGATATGATCGCCTGCAACGAATCCGGCCATGCCGATTTCAGGGGTAACATTGGTTAAAAAACCGTCTTTTGCTACATAAAGAGCGTCGCCAACAGAAAAAGCTGGCAGATCAACCTCTTCTAGACGGCCACCGTCGTAGACTGATCCAAAAGCGGCATTTGGGAGATCTTCTCCAGCTACGCCCAAGAAAGCTTTTATATTTGCCACACTGGATACGTTTACCGAAATAAGTTGACCAAAAGAGTTCACTGCTACTGGGGTGCATTGATCTAAAGAGAAACCAGACCCATTTTGGTAGTTAGAGGTCAAAGATCTACTAGAACGACTTGTCGCATTTGTAGTATCTCCTCTAAAATTTGGACTATAGCTCATATCTGATTCCTTAGAAAATATCCCACCCAGTGCCGTTTGAGACAATGGTGAAAGATTCGTATTGAACTGTGGTTTGTTGAGTATTGAAGCCATCGATAAGCTCTGATCCATCTGCTTCAACGATCATAGGATTTGCAGAAGCGTCTACTTTCTTTAAAAAGAACACATTTCCAACTGCTGATGCAGCCGGAGGAAGACTAAAAGTTACAGTTCCACTAGAAGCGTCTGCTCGCAACATGTTGTCACTGGTCATCACTGTGTAGTCAACAATCTTAGTGCTGATAGCAATAGGACCGCCGATAGCATCATTGCCAGGTACGCCCATTGGTCCAGGAGGGCCTTGTACGCCTACGCCGCCGCCGCCGCCTGGGCCACCTTGGACTAGAATTTTAAACCCTAGACTGTCACCGGCAAAAAGGCTTCTGAGAATTTCAATTTGGTCACTTGCGGTACCAGCTGCTCCAACTTCATTAAAATCTCGTCCATAGGCGAGTTCAATTCCATTTAGGTCTAGTTCTAAAACGCCTTGTCCTACTGTGTATTTTTGAGGTAAATTGCCAAGACGACTATTGTCTGGCAATTGAATTAGATCGCCTGAAATAACAGGAACGTCGATAGAAGCAGGTGGAACGCCGCCAGAAGCAACTATGTCAACGTATTCGCAATAACCAGGCTCATCAAGAAGAGAAGAAATTTCGCGAATGGCTTCGTCAAGTTTCTTAATAGCAAGGGTTAAACTGTCACCATCATTGATAGCAAAATTGCCTGAACCAGTACCCTGTTGTGTTACGGTTACAGCAAAAGGAGCGCCAACGTTAAAATTTACAGCATCGGCACATGTACCAGCAGATTTGTTGGTTACCAATACTTGCGCGATACCCGCTACAGTAGTAAAATCTTCATCATCGGTTGAAGCAAGAACAGTGGCAAGGGCCTGGGCCGTTTGCGTAGCAGTCTGACCAGTGCTGATAATCCATTCAACATATGCATTTACGAATGGGGCATTTGGCTGAACACCGGTCCCATCCTTGTTCACCCATACAGCGTATCTGCGAGAGTCAGCAGAAGAGTTGATGAAAAAATACTGGTTGGACACCATCGTGGTAGCATCGCCAGTTGTAATCGTAGTCTTCTCTGGTAACGAACCTGGATTGAGTGCAGAGGCATACTGTGGCTTGCTTGCAGATTCTAAAGGTGATCCGATATACTGAAGGAGCTGTCTGGACACTCCGTCGTCGATTTCTTCAGATTCGCCCAGTTCTAGCTCGGAGCCAATAAAGCGAACATACACTTTAGGTATTACGCCACCGTTATCTGCGCGAAGCAGGAACCAAAAGATATTTTCACCTTCTGGAACGTCTTCGCGGTCTGCGATAAAAATGTGACGACCAGTAGAAGGGGCTGGGGAAGTAGAATATGAGCCAAAAGCGTATTTTGCTTTTGCACCAGCTGCACCCGTAGAAGTTCCGCCAAAGTTTTCGGTCAGGGTTATTTGAGAAAGGGAATCTACGGTTTGGATTTTGTAGTAGCCAGCATCCGTATCCGCACCAGCTTTTACCCAGTCGCCAGCAGCAAGAGGAGCAGTCCAAGCAACGTTACCAACTGAAGTTATAATTGCAGAGCCGTTTGTAAAAATAAGGTTTGGAGTTACAAGAACGCCGCGCACCAGATTCACATAGGCAACCTGGTTGTCATTCAGAGTGATATCGATAGAGGAGGGGTTAGCAAGAAGAACGTAATCAAGACGTGAACCAACCACTTTGAAATGAATGTCTTCATCCCAATTGATCAAGCCTGCGGTGTCTGCACTGTGTGAAATAATACCAGCGCCAGTTGAAATGGTGTTACCCAAATCCTGACGCAAGCTAGCAAGAGATCCTGAGGTGCCAAGGGAGTACCAATAGGTGGTCCCTTTGATCTCAAGAATCTGAGACATGACGGCATCCATCCAGTCCTTGAATGTGCCAAGCATTTTGTCACCACCATGGAATGGATTGACAGCGTTGCTATTCGAGGAAGGAGGGTTTTCTACACGGCCTTCGGATTGGGCGGTCCAGGGATAAACGTAAAAGGGGTTTGCGGTAGAACGGCCTGCCGTACCAAGACGAAAAAAGTCACGACGTGAGTCGCCTATATCCGTTACGTTGTTGCCAGCATCTGTGGTTACAGTGCAAATTGGCAAAACATTTGTGGCCCAGGTTGAAGCAGTGATCTTAATGCGATAGCGAAGAATTTGAGCGCGAGGGGCTACCTTTGTAGTTTCACTGTCGGTAGTAGGGTTCCAGATATACACCTGTGCAGAAGTAGTGTCATCAATAAAACGCTCATACTCAAGACCAACATAATTGATCGCGTTTGGAGCAAATGCGCCGTCAACAATAGTGTTGGTCGCAGAATTCAGAGGTTCAGGAGGAGTTCCGGCAGGAACCACCAGATAGGCTCCAGACTGGCTAGATCTGGTGTGGAGAACAGCTGCTTCAGCAACGAACATTTGGAGGGCGCTAGAGGCACCCCCAATAGCACCAGCCATTGAAAGCTCAAAGCCACGTAGTATGTAGCCTTCTTCTTCGCCAGTGAACAATGCCTTGACTAACTCGTCGAAATCATTGGACGCAGCAGATTCCAGAGCTCGCATGTCTGGTACATCAACTCTTTGCTGGCTAATCCAAGATACCCGTCTTTTTACTGCCATGATTTTGGTCCTGTTCTGGTCTTAGATAAAACTAAGATAGCCTTCTTCTCTAGTAAAGATTGTCTCAAGTCGCGGTTTTCAAGAACCCTTGCCTAATAGGTCTTTATCATATATGATATATCAAGGATGAATCTTAGTTGTAACACTCAGTGGAGGTAAGCGTGAGCAAATCCAGGCGCGACAACAGAGGTAATACCCGTGAACAAAAGCTTCAACACGAAAATGATAAGTTAAAACGAATAGTTAGCTTTCTTCGCAAACAATTAGCAAGAGTTGACTTAGACAGATCTGCCAATGTGCGCGATATTGTTCAGAAATATTACGAAAACGAAGATAAAGAGGCGTTTGCGGAAAAAGAACGCAAAGGCCTAGAAGCTCTACAGCGCGAATGGCAATGTTCTAAATGCGGTGAGGGTTATCTAGAAATAACGTTACTTAACAAGTTGGATTCATTGCATTATTATCGCAAATGTACGAGTTGTTCTAATCGAACCAAGCTACAGCCGTACAACAAACATGTTCGCGGAATTGTTAAGAAATAGCTATTTGACGCCCTCTAGAAACTTAGGGAGTGGGTTTTCTGGGTTATTGAAATACTGAGCAAGCAAATTCCCAAAATCACCGAATTTATTGACCATTTTAACCTTGAATTTTTTAATCACGAATTTGGTCAAAAAGCCTCGGCTTTCACAAGCAGTGACCATGTGGAAACGTAAGATCCAAGAATCGTGCGAGCTCTTGTCGCCAACCGTAAGTATGTAAAAAGACCAGTACAACCAATGAATTGGGTTGATGGCCTTGCCAGCAGCTAGCTTCATGGTGGCGGTTACATCAAAACGTCTTCCTAGCCAAGAGGATACGTGGAATTTTCCATAGTTACGGTTATTCCATACCCAGTTCACTTTTCCAAATTTCAAGATCTTCAGAGCGGTAAAGGCCAGTTTGTTCAGTTTTGCTTTTTTTGGATCTGTCTCGGATTCGTCAATTCCGTCACAGCGGACGTTTTTTCCATACTCAAGCACTTGCTGGGTCCATTCTGGCTTATCCAATATCATCGCAAGCGTTAGGAGGCCAAGATAATCGTCATGAGCCTGATAATCGAGCTCCTTAGCAACAGAACGGTCAATCAGGCCAGGTGCGTCAAAGCAAAGTGATACGGCTTCTATTAATCGGTTACGTTCTTTCTCAGTCAACAAGCCTTTGATTTTTAGACCAAGAGCATAATGGGCAGTGTAAAGGGTTCCATTGCCAGATACACCGTCGTTTTTACGATCAGAGTTCAGGCCGTATTCGTCTACCCAATTTTGAAATTCTGGCAAAAGTACGGTGTTTACCTGATTTAACTGATAATTAGGCATAATCACTCCTGTTTCTAAGATTGTGATGGAAGGGTTCAGCCTTGACTAACAGCCAACTATAGGCTACTATTTAAATAGGAGAAAAGCATGGTTTATGAAAATATTATCACATTGGCAGCTCAAAAAATAGGCGTACCGATCTCTCTTTTAATGGCAATCTGCTCACATGAGAGCGGTCTTAAGAACGTTGTGGTGCCAAATGACGGTGGCAGCCCAAGTTATGGAATTTGCCAGGTAAAATCCGATACCGCAAAAATGTTCGGATATGAGGGTACTGAAAAAGAACTGATGACCCCTAAAAACAATGTCGCCGCAGCAGCAAAATATTTAAAATACCAGCTAGACCGATATGATCAGAATTGGTGCAAGGCATCTGCAGCCTACAATTCGGGAACTTATTTTCCTAGCAAGAAAAACCTTGGCAAACCTACAAATCACGCGTATATCAAAAAGGTGCGCAAATATCTTGAAGAAGAACTACATGAACATTTAGAGTGTAATGAATGAGCAATCATCGAAAAAACATATTTATAACTTCGGATTGGCATGTAGGACATGCTAACGTATTGATTTATGACAAAAGACCTTTCGAAGATCTAAACCACATGCACAGAGTGCTGGTAAATAATTACAACGCATCAGTGCGCGATGGAGATGTTTGCTATTTTCTTGGCGACATGGGTATGGGCAGTGGAGATGTTCTCAAAAAAGTGATTGAACGGCTTAACGGCACCAAAGTTTTGATCCTGGGTAATCATGACAAGAACACCTATTCAATGTACGGTGTGGGTTTTGACGTAGTTCTTAATACTGCTGTGATATACCTTGGAGATAAACGTATTTCCATGAGTCACTGTCCGCTTCCTGGGATCTTTCGAGAAGACGTTGCGAATATGAAAGGTGCCAAAGAAAACGAAAACTGGCATGGCGAGCATAAGAATCAACGATTTACTTCTCAAGATCTTACGGTAGACTTCCACCTTCACGGGCATATTCATTCCGATGGCAAAACTAAGCCGCGATCTACTGATCGTCAATACGACGTGGGCGTTAGAGCAAATGCGTATAAGCCCGTAAGCTTGAGCCTAATAGAATCTTGGATAGCAAACGAACAAATCAAGGCAAAACACGGAAACAAATAATGGTAATCGTAATCCTAAAAGACGGATATGTATTCGGATTTGAGATGGACGGCTTTGACAAAGAAGAAATGCTAGTAGAGCATTTTAATAACAAAAACCTGTCAAAAACTACCGTTCTTGATTTAAAGAGTAAGGGTCAGTTTAAGGTTGGCGATATCCAGGGAATGGAATTTCAACCCGTTCGTGCGATCAAAAGAAAAAGCTAAAAAAGTCTTAAGAAGATCTGTCTAGTGCAAATAGTGGGATCTGGCCGACGAAACTAAAGTTAAGCTTATAAGTACCCCTCACCGCAGCGGTATGGCCTTCGTTAGACACCTTGCAATTGGGAATAAAAATAATATCTTCTCCAGTTGACCTGTCTTGTACGCGAAGGGATATGTACGGTGCGGCGGCAGCATCCTGAAACAAAGGGCGAAGCTCTTGCGCCTGCAGTCCACCGCTTTGCCTAACACGTAAACCACTCACGTTACCGCTTACTGAAATTCTGTTAGCGCAAATTTCTTGAGCATACATGGAATCAATACCATAAATAGCGGTTTCGTCGTAATCGACGGTAAAAGAAACGCTTTGAGCAACTTTATACAGCTTGTTGTTTAGGTATAATTTTATATGTGCCCCAGCTAGAATTATTGGTGCAGCCATTATTCCCCCCAAATTTGGGGGTTTTCGCTATATTGCGTACCCCACTTGCCGAGCCCAATATCTGATGGATACAGTACGGTAAAGATAATAGTGATACCAGTTGCAGCCACGCTCTTGATCAGATCCTGAGCGTAAATACGTCCTGCTACTACATCGGTAATATAAAATGGGTAATCATAACCATCACTGCTGATATCAGAAGCGGTCTTCTGAGAAACCAAGGCAACGTCTGTTCCGTTTGGGTGAAACTTTTTAACGTTGTAGGCAGGACTGATCAACAGTGTGGTAGAAGAAGGACGGGCAATGTAAGGTACAGGGCCTTCTTGGTGGCTAGTGCCGTACCCTAAGATTAAATTTCCTTGTTCGTCTGGGAACGCAGAGGCATTTGCTACACTAACAACTCTGGAAACAGATCCGTCTAAATCCTGAGTTAACAATGTTCCAATATGGCTTACGGTGAAAGGCTGGGTTAGATCATAGGCATAAGGGCCTTCCTGATTGGGAAGCAAAGAAACGGGATCAGAAGGATCGTGCAAGTGAGAAGAACCTCTACGGTCGCGACGTACCACCTTGGTAGCAGCAGGTAAAAATACCTGTAAGACCTTAGACTGTGTTTGATATGCGGCAGCATAGGAGAGTAAAGAAGAAAGGGTTTTCTTCACGGCCCTGAAGAACAAAACAGCATCATTGATTCCTTGAACCACAATTCCAGTTGTACCCAAAGGATTGAAAACCTCAAAATACTGCACACCAACTGCGCCTCCGCGTGAGGCAATAATTGTATAGCTGCCTTCGTTTGCAGAAGCGGAAAACCCGCCGCCGAATACGTTCACATAATCGTTTGGAGTAACCTTGCCCAGCTGTGGATTGGCTCCACCAGTCCATGTAAAGCGAATGTTACCGCCTGGCTGGAGGGATAGGGTCCATTGAGTAGACATGTTTCCACCAGCTGCCACAGTAGAATCAAAAAGAAGCTCATTCTGAGCGCGACCGCCTTTAATGGTTACGGAAGACGCTGGACCAATAGTATCAGAAAAGATTTGGGTATAGGGGCCATTACCATCGTCTTTTGCAACAGCAGTGCCAGTAAGACCGGCTGAGCGCAGCTCTTTGGTAATAGCATCTGCTACTTCCTGGGCTGAAGCCGCTGCTATGTTTTGAAATTCACCAGTGTTAAAAGTGATAATAGCATCGGTTTTTTCATCAAAATTGATCAGAAAAGTATCGCCATCTTGAAGATTGTACGGCGCAAATGCACGAGCAGAGGAACTTGCGCGAACAAATTCATCTCCAAAAATGGCACTCAAGAGATTGTTTATCAGATCACGAATCTGTTTACGGTTCTTTACTTCAATACCGATTTGCCGGAATACTTCGTCTGAAAGACCTACGGCGGGTGGACGAGAAATGTTAGCATCTGCCAAGCGCTCATCCAGATAACGACCTGAGGCCGTGGCGATATAAAGTTGGTCATTTACTGCGCGAACGTTGTTGATCAAGTGGGCAGCATTGCCTACAGCCAAGGCGTCGAGGACAGCATCTACACTTTTGCCCTTAATAGCAGGGTTTAAATATGAGCGCAGTCTTTTGTACTGTTCTTCTGGAGTTGTTATTGCCATTTGTTAAGTTCCAATCTGAGACACGCCAATATCTAGTCCTGGATCGAGGATTCTGGCTTTTTCGCCTGGAGCAATGAAGATAATATCGTGAGTAGAATCGTATTGCGGGCTGCTGATAGCTACTGAAACTACGCCTGGAACTGCTTTCACAACACTAACGATAGAGCTAAAGTCGATAGGAACACCAATTTTATTAGAGTTGATAAGAGAGCTTACGTTAGTTCTTACCTGTTCTGCAAGCTGAGCAAAAGGGGCTCCGGTGGCAATTCTAATATTGATAGAAACTTGAATTCGTCGGTCGAGAGGTTCGCGAACAAATATCTCGGCACCAGCTGCACCAGAACCTGGATACGTAGTGGAATCTCTAGGGTCACCGTAGACAATTCTATTGGCCTCACCGATTAGACCTGTATCGTATCTATAACTGTCCAGGCCTTTCTTTATAAGGGTGTTAAAATCCATCTTGTTAACAGAAATCAGTTGTACGCCAGCTGCTTCGTTGATCTTAGAAGACTGGGCATTCGTGTCGAATACGATTTGTGTACGTTGAGGAGCGCCAGCTTGAGCAGAAACCAGAAGTACGTGTTTGTAACCAAAATAGAATGCAGCTTCTTCTACGAAGACCGAAGACTCTCTGTTGTTCAGACTTGCATTGTCTACATTTGCCATGGTGCCAATAACGACTGCAGTATTGCGATCTATAACCTCATCAATCACCCAAGACCCTGCGTTCGAAAGGGTCAGAGTGTCTCCAGTAGCAACAACCTTATCGCCAAAAACCGAAGCTTCGATTTCAAGGAATTGCATCTGAGGTCTGTGGTCTTCCAGAACACTTCCAATAACGAATACCGCAGCTTCGTTTACGGCAGAAGGATTTGTTGCTTCAAGAAATGAACGCTTACCAGCTTGTACCAAAGCAGCAGTGAAAGGGGCCGGAACGTTGAAGTTAGACGCTGCAGTGGTTTCTTGGAAACCGCTAGTCGTAGAAGTAACTTCATTGTTTAGAGAAGTTGCTGAAATATCTGAAGTTCCAGTGATAGCTAAGGCAGTTTTTGCGGCTACCTGTGCAGAGCTATCGCCGCTGAGAATTGCTGCCAGCACTGGTGTTAGACCGCCTGGGGCTGGATCTGAGTTAGAACCGTTTATGTTAAACCATACATAGTATTGATTCACGTCACCGGCAGAGTTCAATAGGAAATACTTGCCTGGGCCACCAATAGTAAATTGAGCACCAGTAGGCATCACAAATCTTTCAATTTGTTGTTTCTTAGCGCCAGCAGAGATGACCATGAAATTGCCCTGGTTGGCAACGGCAAAGTCTGTTCCAAAACGTACCACGTCGCCTACTTTGGCATTTCCAAGACTTGGCTCAAGCCCTACGCCATTCCAATTTAAATATTGAGTATGATTGGTAGCGTTTACCTTGAAAGAAGTCGTTGCATCAAAGCCCAAACTGATCAGATTTGCAGGAAGGGTAACTTCTTCTTCAACTACATTAGGGTTTTCAATCCAGATACTATCGTCATATCTGCGAATTACGAGAAACTTGCCCTGGTTAAGTACAGCAAAAGGATTGCTCATGATTAGAGTGTCACCTTCAGATACTTCAGTAGAAGCTGAGAAATCAGAGGCGTTAAAGGATTGACCTACGATGGAAGCGCCTGATACGGTTACAACCAGTGTGCCAGAATACGCCAAAGCCAAAGTAGAACTGGGAGCGTTTGCGGTTACAGTGACAACAAGACCGTTAACAGTACTGTTTGCGCCTGGAACGGTGCCAATTACAGCCGATAGATTAGCAGCAGTATCAGCGGCAGTAGCGCCAATTGCAAAATTGGTACCGGCGATTAAATTCGTAATACCGATTGTAAACTGGTCACCTGCAGTGGAATTGGCAGAAAACGTGAAGGTTCCAGACGAGAATTCGTTTACAGAAGCAGAATTTAAAACTCGTAGGGTTTTACCGTTACTGGATACTCCGGTTACAAGGAATGTACCGTTGTTATCTGGATCAGGCATGTTGGCAACAGTAACCAAGTCTCCGATGGACAGGCCATTAAAGTTGGCATTGCCAGTTAAAACGATATACTCAACGTCATTGCCTCCAGTTACTTTAGAAACGTTGAGGGTTCCGCCGCCTGCGTCATTGAAATCTACAGCAGACAGTAGGAAGTCAGGGCTTGTGCCAACTAGATTCCAGCTGATACAAACCAAATTACCTTGTTTTTCTACACGAAAAGTATTTCCGCGTGATCGAACATGGTGTCTTGGCTTGCCAAAATAACGCTGATTGAGCTCTCTATTGTTAAACATAACAGTGGATTTGCCAGAAGCAGGACTATTCCCAATAATGGTTACACCGCTGTTAGAAGAAAGAAGCGTTTCTTTGCGTTGTTTTACGGTTGCTTCAAGTCGGAACCACTGATCTGAATGAACGCCCTGAGCAGATACGCGATCAGCAGAAACGCTCATTACAGTGTTGTTTAAACGGGTAGCAATATCTAGAACGGGAACTTCGTATTTGTTAGCTAAGCCGCCAATAATTTGCACAGCACCCTTGCTTCCAAGGATTTGTGTTGCTAGTTCTAGTCTGGAAGCACGTTCGGTTGTGCCGATTGTGCCTACAGTCGTGAAACCAGTTACTGCCAAAACGGAAAGTAAGCGTTTAACCTGTTCGTGAGTGGTAGGAACAAGTCTTACCTCCTCTGAACTATTGAAGGCATAGCCTACGTCGCTTGAGAGATCGAGGGGTTTCTTAAAAGTAAACTGAGGGCTTACTGACAAATCGTTAGAAGCAATCCAGTTAATACCATCTAAAAGACTTACCCTGTCATACGAGAAACCAGAATCTTCGTATGTGCTTTCTACAAAGACGCCTGAGCCGGAAGTACCGCCATCGTTCACGATAGTAGCGGTGACATAAAGGGCCAGGTCGGTGTCTACATAAGCTTTTACATCGGCTGCAGTCGTAGAAGCAGACGCATAAAACGATATTGCTCCTGGTACGAGAGTGGATTTATTGGATTCGGCTACGGCTGCGGCGGTAGGTCTTTGAACAGAAAAACTAGTGGGAGTAGGTGTGAACCCTACTTCTGAAGAAATACGGAAAATCCCAATATTAGCTTCATCAAATTCAGTTTGATTGGTAATATTTACATATTCACCGCCCGAAAGGGTTATGGAGGGATTGGTACCCAGTCCAGTCCAGGTGTACGTGACTTGGTCTACTCCGGCGATTGGAGTATTTGGGGTAACAGTGATATCCCATTCAGTAGAACCATCTACAGCGCTTGCTATTGCGGCACCAGAGGCTAATACGATACGGATATCAACTGAGTTACTTACATCTATATTGCTGGTGACAAGAGCGTTGGGACCGCCTGGGTAATCGTATCCTACGGTAATTTTTTCACCAGAACGACCCCAGCGTGCTGAGCGATAAAGCAATGCTGTCTCAGGAAGAGCGTGTTTTAATACTTTTTTTGCCTGCATTAATACTTTGAATTGTTGAAAATCAAAGCCAGGGCCAAAAGAAGATGCAAAGTTTACAACAGGACCGGCATCAACATCATATGCGTTAAAACTAGAAGGATTGTTGGCAAACGAAGTGTTAGTTACAGCTCTGCGATAGAACGGCATTTCAAAAGATTTAGCGGTAGTGTCGTTGTCCAAGACAACTACAGCAGTGTCTGAGAAGCCAAAGTCCAAGGGGTTGGCAATAAAGAAGCGATCATCAATGCGCATTCTGCGAATCAAAGCTTGCTCGGCAATAGTTACTACAGGACCGGCAATACTCTTGACCTGTGCGCATTCTCCGTATGGCTGTGAGTCTGGTATTGCGCCATAGGGATGGAGTTCGCAGATCAATTCATTAGGATCGCGACCGGCAAAAGAAATATTTGAAGTAACCGATGCTGTAAAACTATCTGGAGGATTGGCGGCAGAACCGGCAGCAAACGAAGAATGCACAAAACGAGGCAGCTGACCCTCACGAGTCCGACTGTCGTAAAAAGCTATAAGAGAATCTTTGCTCGTATTGCTCGTATTTGCAGGTAGATTTAAAAGTTTTCCTTCTAGGTCGGCGGTTACAACCAGTACATAACCATTGGTGTTTTTTGTCCTAGAGCGCACAACTATATATCTGTCTTCAAGAACAGAGAAAATCAGACTGTTGGTTTGATCCTGAAGCTCTTGGGTAATATCATCAAGGGTCTTAGGACCAAGCGTGATACGAAATTTTTGCGGAGCTAAAGTACTGCGAAGGATTACAAAGCCTTCAGAAAAAAGGATTCCAGATTCGGCTACGGCTGCAGCCCATTCGGCGGCGGTTACAACAATATCTAGCGTGGTGCCGGTCTTGGCATGTACCCGACCTTCTAGGCGGTTATTTATGTTTAACTCTTCAGACCAAATAATTATGTAGTCACCAACCACAACATTGTCAAATGCGCTTGGGATAGTGGTCACATAACGAACGGTATTAGTGGCTGGCTTGGTCACGTCTATAATCGTATTTCCAGCTACACCAGTAACAATGATTTCCCCTGGATTATCAATCAACAGCCAGATATGAGCATCTGCAGAAAAAGCAACACTTCCACCTGGAATCTCAAGAGATTGGATTCTAGCTTCAGTCTGGGTAGTTCCAGCTTCTAAGACATCTCCAGCAACCAAGGGTACAGCCAGTTCTATCTGGGCGGTATTTCTAGAAAGAATAAAATCAGAAGCCTTACCTTGAGCAGAAAGACCTGTTAGAGAACTAAGCATTCCCTTTGTAACTAACGAAGATGCTCCATCTATGACAACTTCCGCACGATTGTTAGAGCCTAGATTAGAAGTAATTCTCAAACGTTGGCCAACTACAGATACTGTTACTCCAGTAAGTTTTGCCGTTAGAACTTCTGCCCAGGAGTCTAGAGAGTTCGCAGAAGAAACACTGGTGTAAAGCCCTGTGGCAATAAAGTCGGCATCATAAACAGTGTAAGTAATAGCGGCAGTTCCATCGACCAAAAGAATGAGTGTGTCACCCGTAACAATGGTTGGCGACCACAAAGACTGCTCCTGCGTAAACACAGAGGCTGTTTTACCATCTTTGTTTAGGGGTATTTTGTTCTTATAAAGACGTAGGGTTTGGATTTCGTTTTCTGACAAGCCCAGCTGTACAGAAGCGTCGCGCCCAGAAGTAGTGGGAGTGGAAATTTTTATATTGTCACTGCCTTCTGTTTTAGAGCGGAAAACAACATATAGACCACCGCCTGAAGTGGTAGCCTCAAAACCAAGTTCGGGGTTAGCATTCACAGAAGCCGTAACTTCATTGGCAGTAACACCACCTGGAGAGCGAAAGTCAGAAGAAGTAAACACATGCTGATAAGTGGTTTCGCCAACAATTAACGCCAGCGTATCGCCATCGATAATATCAAATGGAGCAGAAAGAGTAGAAATCAAGAATGCTTTGGTTACAGATGTTTGGCGTCCACCGGTAGATAATTGAAAAAACTGTTCACCACCGATAGCACTATTTACAATTGCTTCAAGCCCTACGCCAGTATTTTTGGCCTCATATCCAGAACCATCGTCAATGTAAAGAATAGCGCCGTCTGAATTTGACAATATGTCAGAGCTAACAATAGTGGCATCTTCATCAGAAGGAGCTGCTCCGATTACAGAATTTTTTACAGCAGTTGCCGTGCCAAGGCCACGAGATTCGATAGCACGTTTGATACGCACTCGAAGCTGATCATCAGTCTCAGAATCCTTGCCGGTAATAAACGGAAGGGTGTTGGTTACAGCAGCACCGGCAAAAGGAGGGTTTGAAAACTGCTTAATAGCGCCGCGCGGTACGTTTCCGTCAGCTCCAGGTGTCAAAGAAGCAACTTGCACATTGCCAACAGAAACTTCACCATCAAGAATTATAGCAGCAGTGGTTACAGCAAACTGAAGATCAGAACTAGAGCCTACAGCTGGAGAAACAGCGATGGAATTTACAGGAATAGAGCGATTTCCGCCCTGAGCTAAAATTACAGTCTCGCCTACGTTATGGAACTTAGTCGTAGGAACACTGAGATTGATAACGAAAAAACTACCAGAAGGCGCAATGGAGACGTAAGGAATTGGCCCTTCAATATTAGGGGTTCCACGACCAATATAGATTGACCCAGTGGCCGTCCAGGCGGTAGTATCGCTAACCTTGATAGAGGTAGAGCCGATATTTGGAGACATAGCGCCAGCGTATATCTTAGTGGATTTCTTGGTAAAACCAGTATCGGTAACAGTAACCTGACCAGTGGCTGGTTTTGCGGTAACAGGAGCTACACGATTCTCGATAGCCAAGCGCTTAAGTGTGTCACCGGTTGCACGATCTACAGAAAAATCACGGAGAATCTGAAATACGTCGCCAGATGCGCGAACAGTAGCAAGGGCTACAGTCTCAAAAAAACTGGTTACAGCTGATCCTACGTTAAAATCGTTAATACCCTGCTTAGTAGCATAGGTTGAGAGCATATCTGCAAGCACTGCTTCATAAGATTTTGGATTTGGCAAGTCACTCATAGTATAAAGATTGTCCTTGTAAGACTTATATCATAGCCTATATGGGCATTTGGAAACTAAGAGGGAAAACCCCTTGTTGACCAGCAATCATTACGCCCATATTGATTGACAAAGTTGGTCCATTAATAGTAATCTGAAGACTGTCAAGCCCTTGATAACGTGAGTCATCTTCGATCATTTTGTTAATAGAATTGTAGATATCCTGAACGTCCACTTCAGAAGTCATAACACCTGGTCTTATACCCATCCCAAACTCTGGATGGGTTATAAGTCTTCCTTTTGGGGTAGAAAGCTTGATTCTTATGGCTTGAATTAAATTAGTAATACCAGCAGCGTATCTAAAATCACCATAACTATTCGTTGCTAGATCGCCTGATTCGGTCAATAACCAGTCCACCTTGCTAAGCCCTACTAGGTCTACGGCCTGTACAGAGGCAGGGATCACGATATTGTCACTTTCAGGAACCGGTAAAGTGCTAGGAATGAAGATTTTTTGCTGACTGTTTACGGTGCCAGGCAGATAGGCCTGCATATAAGCAAGATCTGCAATCGTATATGGATCTAAATCAGCTTCTCCATCCAAGGTGACCAGAAAAGAAGTATCAGAAAGACGACCTAGATCTAAAATTCTACGAGCAGACTGGGCCTGAGCAGTTGATCCAATCAGTACGCGTTGTCCTATGTAAAGATTCTCTATGTTGTTTATTGTGATTTGCCTTCCAGTTGCATTGGACAGCAGTGATCGTTTAAAACCGTCTTCATCAATATAAGGATCTCTCAAATTATTCAAGGTGACGATTTCAAGCCATTTCTGAGCATCCCCAAGATAGCGCAGGGCAATCTGTTCAACGTTTTTACCAAAAGGAACTGGAACAAGGATTTTACTATTTGGCAGGTCAAAAGGAATACCTGCAGCATCGGCCAAGCCAGCTACGTATTCCATATTGGTTTTCTTGTTCAAATCGTCAATATCCGTAGTAGCAGTTAAAATATCATAAGACTGCAAGACTTCATACAGGGCCTTTAAAATACCGTATTCGTCCAGTGTCATGGACTGAATGCGTGATTTGGGAGGTGGGCGACCATAGATCTGACTGTAATATGCATCCCCTGCTCCAAAATTATTTGAGAGCTGGGTGGTTAGATCTGCAATTACGGCGCGGAATTCACGAAGATCGTCCACGGTAGTTTCGCGAGCATCTTCTATAATCGTATCGACAGCAAACTGCTGAGCATCGTTTAGCTGCAGACTGAACACGGGAACCATATCCATGAGATCAAAGTTGCGCTCTGGATTATCAAAAATATTATTAGAAGGATCTAGGGTCTGATTTATAGCGGCCTGATCGCCAAGTTGACCACCGGCTATAGCAGCAATGCTCAATCCCTCGGTTAGTAGAGAGCTTGTTACAATTGCAGATAAGGCAGATATAACCCTTGGATCGCTAGAAGATGAAGATATTGAATCCTTCAAAATCCTCATCGATTCCTTAATAGAACTAGAATAATCTTTCTGGATCTGAGATGGGAGGTCGGCCACGCTGGTAACTACGCCTGAAAGATCTTTTACAAACAATGCGGTTTGACGCAAAACTTCAAGAGGTTTTCCTACGTCAGATCTAACCGCACTAATAAGATCGATTGCAGCGGACATTGTACGGCGAGCTTCCGTAATAGTGCTCATAATACGCTGTAAAATACCCGAATCAATTTTTTGCAAATTTGGTACAACAGCAGAGACCTTCTCCTGAAGATCAATGCGTCTCCAGGCCTTCAACTGCATTACGTAGGTGACTTCCATCGCCTTGGCAACGCTTTGTTGCCAAACAAATTGCTCTGGAGTAACTACATAAGAAGCGTTCTGCTTAGGAATATCGAATACCAAGCGCCAGCCAGCATTGTCAGGGTTTTTCTTGGCTTCTGCATATTGTTCGAGAAACTGCTGAAGGGCCAGTGCGTGGTGGTAACCAGTGCTCGATGAGCCTTCGGGTGAGGTTTCAGGGCGCTTTGAGCTAGGCTTGCTTGCCGGATGTCCAGAGGTAGCTGCGTTAATAACACGATTTACTTGACCAAACAGGTTACCTACTGCCTCAATAGTTCCACCAAAAATAGATTCAAGGACGGACGGACTTTGTGGGGGAGCAGTCACGCTCTGGCGATAAGGCCATACTCCCATGGTTCCCGTGGCGTTAATCGTCTTAAACCTAAGACCGCCGTGTTCTTCCAGTATGCCTTTTAAGGTAGCGGTCGTTTGAATAGCATAGGAATCAGTGATGCTCAGCTGTTGAGGGCTAATAGGAAGGGTAAAAACCCATTTTTTACTCAGTGTTTCAAAGTTAACTATTGAATTATTCTGACTATTTGAAACTGTAACCTTGGCAGTATTTCCACCGTTTACCACCCGATTCCCCTTGCGAGTGTCAATAACAAGTAATCGATATGGAAACAGCTGGTCCCATCGCTTAGGCTCAATATGAATAAAAGGAAAAAAAGCAGATTGAACATTGCTCCAAGGCATTGAACTTGCTTGGTTATTTTGAGTATTATTCAGATCCCTGACAAGTGCTTGAAATTGCTTAGAGAGATTGTTTGCAATTCCAGTAGGTTGAGGGGTGCTTGGGATGGACATTTGTTTTTTTATTCCTTCAATATAAGATTATGCTGTCAGGATCAGACCGTCCCTGATATAAGATTATCACATGAAGACCCTATTTTTACTGACATTTTTGGTCCTATTCACATCCTGTAGCTCCCCTGTTCCTAAGAACGAACCTGCATATAAAGGCACTGACCCAAGGCTTCAGGAGTACAAGGATGAGTTTATGGAGCTGGCTGTTGTTCGTGGGATCGTCTTTAACAGAGATGTGACCATGGGATTCGCCAATACTCAATCTGATGCTTCTGGCGGCGTTATAGGAATATGCACATATGGCCATAGATGGAGAGAAATCGATATTGATGAAAAATTCTTCAAAAGTAGAGGTTATCTCCAAACAAAAGCTTTGATATTTCACGAGTTGACACATTGTTACTGTAATCGCAATCACACTTATGGCAGCAAAACAAGGATTCAATATCCTGATGGAATTTTTGAAAAAATTATTGAAAAGTTAAGAACTGAAATAGACGAAACAGAAATACCCGAAACAGAGCGTCCTTATTTTGAAGATGGCTGTGCAAGAACTCTTATGCACCCAGTCGTAGTAAGTAGTACTTGTATGTTCAATCATTACGATCACTATGTTGATGAAATGTTTAACAATTGTAGAGTTTGGTAATCAATTTTGCTATAATCAATATGATGACTAGAGATGAGCAACAAATAGTTTCTGAAGTTTACAGTAAATTTGTCCAAAGCGAACATTTGAACTCTTGGGACGATCTAGACGATAGCCTTTGTCTTTTGGAGAGCCTGACAAATGTCGAATTGGCGAATGAAGCACAGGTTTTATTCGACACGCATAGCACGGGAAACGTTCGCTGTAAGCTAAATCACTCTCCTAAACTCTGCATGGTTCCCATGCTCATGGAGGCGGTTGCGGCTATATTAAAACTTTGGAATGAAACCGGAATGCTACATATAAAAAATAAATACGTCTTTCAATATTATTTAGCCTTATCCCACGTCAAGTTTATTGTTTTAGATTAAGACTTTGTACAGGCGACCGTTTTCTCTAGGTCTATATTTAGACGGAACGATGCCGTTCAAAATAACAGATTTGCCATTTATAGATTTTACGGCTCTTAACAATTCTTCCTGACCTTCTGCTATTACATATACCAGATCGCCCACGGACAAAAAGCTAGCATCCCTAAGGTGAAGAGTTGCCGTGCTAGAGGCTGGAGCGGCAAACAAGCTTACTCTTATAACCGTTTCATATAAAGCCTTGGTTTCAATAGCGCTTGCGGCAATCTGATCTTGAACTTGGGAAGATGTTTGAAGACCGTTCAAAAGGGTCAAAGATCCGCCTAGAGTATTGAGCCTTAAAACCAAAAAAGAATAGCGCTGTCCATAGAAACCGCTGCTCGAAACTATATCCCCAGTGGTTAAATCCTGATTGATTGATCCCAGGTTCAAGTTTAGCTCACCAAGCCTGCTAGTGATATTTGTCAAACGAGTGTTCAGCGCTGTCTGTAGGGCGGTTAGCTCTGAAGAATGCAGCTTTGTAGGCGCTAACAGATTCGCATTGTAACCGCTAAAGCCTGCACAGGTAGTCTGTCCGTGGGCGGTATTGAAATCCGAATAGGCTAACCACAAATCCAGGGCAGGAACAATAGTATTATTAATATAATCTATGGCCGCCTGATTCTGGGCTTGACGACCGATATTCACATCATTCATTACGATTACAGCGGCTTCTGCAAGCAGTAAACTTCGAAGTTGGTTTACAGTATTCACTAAATTTGTTTTTAAGGTTTCCACCGCTGGATAAGAAGAGATTACATCCGGTCCAGGTGTCCAAGTTTCACCATTCAATATACAGGTAGCCTGATCAGTATACAAAATGTCAGAACAGGTTCCGCTTGCCTGACATTCTTGGCCAGACGTGTTCTGTATGTCTGCATAGGAAGAGGCGCTAGTGATAAAAGCAAGAGCCGCGTTTATAACATCGCCCTCTTTTGTGGTAGCATCGTAAGTTTCAGAATATTTCTTACCAATGGCAAAACTGAGTGCGTATGGCTTGAACCTAACCCATATATTGCTATAGGCAGCTAAGCTAGGAACAGAAGTCTGAACATCATTGGGAAAAAAACTATTTCTCAATATTCTTTTTGCGGCATCTTGTATGTCAGTTTCAGAAATTTGAGTACGAATCTGACCAGTTAGATAGTTTGACTCTAGCTGATAGGCGTTAACAAGATCATTGACTGGGTCAAAAAGACGCTTATTGGCCTGGTCTAATTTGTAAATAGAGTCTACCTGAACCTGAATCTGTTCTTTTGCGGATAGCAATCCTTGAATTTCTTTTTCCGTATTTACAATTTTTAGAGAAAACGCAATACGGTCATCTTGTGACAATGGCATTAGTGTACCCTCAATGGGTGTATATAGAAACTAGCTAGAGCCAGCATAGCACTATCTTTCTCTTCGTCAGCGCCATTATCTAATATATTTCTTAATTCTTTCAAAACAGCCTTGCTGACTTGCTCTATGATTTCTGGAGGAAACACTATGATACCGTCCGAAATATAAACTTCTGTCCCAATCTGAATCCAAAAGCCCTGTTCGGCAATGCGAAGATCCGTGGCAGAATACCTATAGGGGTTTTTTTCACCATTTTTCTTTTTAGACATATTGCCCCAATATTAGCCTGAGTGTTATCAGTGTGGTTAAATCGTAGAAAGTATGACAAATCATAACCGTCCCTACTCCATATTTTTCCCCTAATTTAGTTACTATTGGAATATAAAAAGACAAAAGAAATGCTGCTATAAAACCTTGATAGGTATGGCCCATTCCAAAGGCAAACATAACCGCGATGGTTATTGCCATTCGGACGCGATTGGCAAATTTACTGTCATTGAAAAAAGAAAACAGAAGAACTAATGGTAAAATATGAACCATGTCTTCCCAAAATACAAAAGCTGTTGCTCCTAGAGGTATCATGTCTATAGCGGCCTTGGTATCGCCTGGCAAAAAGTCTATAATTTTTGGAAAAATACTAAGCAAGACCACCCTAAGAACAGTGACCATGGCCATAAGAGAAAGGAATCGTTTTACAGCCTTTTTCTCAATTCTTACAAATTTTCCGTAACCAGCCCTGATCGTGGCGAACAATATTACAGTGCCAATGATCCAAAAGGGGAACATGTTTATCGCCATTTCTTTAAAAGTCATGTTTTCTCCTATCTTATTGTATCATTTTACTGTTATTTTGCAAATACAGAGGTCGCATAGCCAGAAATTGGAAAGCTGATTACGGGCATCCCAAGGTTCCCAATCCCGAGAGTCATTGTGAGCAGGGTTAAAACAGGCAAGCCGCCCGCGCCGCCGAGATAAACAATTCCATCGACAATCACAATACTTCCCTTGATCTTTACCAGGCTTTCTGCTTCTAAGGCAACAGTGCTGCCTTTCATGTCAAATTCAGACTCAGACTTCATCGTGATCTTTTGGCATTCTAAAAGAGCAGATCCAGTTGCTTTAGCGGTTAACATATCGCAATTTAAGGTGAAATCCTTTTCAGCCTTCAGATTGATATTTTCAGTGGTCGTAACCTTAAAGCTTTTCTTGGAAGTATTCTCAATATTATCATCGGCGATCAGACTGGCCTTGCCACTTTTGTCAAGACGCATTTTGATAGTTTTGTGATCAATCTGACAGGAACCATCTTTTTCTATCTTGACAACGGTTGGACCTTGTGAAGAATCTGTTATCTTGCCATCGTTGTCGGTAGCACCCTTGAACGTAAACGTGCAGCTGCCATCAGTAGCCACCTTGATGTTACAGCCATTGTATTCGCCTTCTAGGTAGGGCTCTTCGTTCTTCAAGGTGGTCTTACGATCTGGATGCGTCAGAGCTCCAATAATTACAGCCTTTTCTGACATGCCGTCTAAACACAAAAGAAGGACAATGGCACCGTTTTGGCCTTTGGTGTTTACGGCATCGCCCTTCTTGGTCTTCTTCTTGGTCTTCCTGAGAGCTTTTTCAAAAAAATCTGCAACAGAGCCTAGGCCTTCAGCAGACATACAGTTCCTATAAAGAATAGTAGTCACACCCTTGTCTTCGTTCTGTTCGATAACGGTTACGTCATACTCAGTAGTAAGCTTTGATTTATTAAGATCGTTGGAGACAGGGTAAGCTTCCTTGATCACACCAATGCGAAGTGCAAGGTTTTTATAACTCTTATTAAAGCCCGCCATCATTTGGCTAGGATCACTGCTTAGCAGGCCGTGCGGCAATACTGCTCCATTCTTAAGTTTCATTATTTCTTAGCCTTTTTCTTTTTCCTAAAACTACGAAAAGCAGGTTGGGGAAAAGATTTGTTGGTAGCCTGTTGAGCATCTACATTGCCATGTCTTTTGATAATATCTTGAGATTCAGATACTCCTGGCAACATTTCTTCATTGTCAAAATCCCTCTTGCGCTCAAGATCGGCAGCCGTATTTGTCATTTCAGCGTAGCGAGTGCCTTTTGCCGAACTGTCGATGCTAATACCACTGCTCACATTGATTACAGATCTAAACTGTCTAGCACCTTTTGGCCCAACCATAGCGGCAGAGTGCGTGATCTGCTCAATGTGATACACAACACTGTCTAATTCTAGATTATCGCCTACCGCTATGGGGTCTACTAGGCCAGCACAGGTGATTGTTCCGTTAAGCTTAAGATGACCGCCAATCAAAATATTACCCATAACCCTTGCCCATCCTGGACTGCGATAATTTTTATAAATAGTAGTAGGCTCATCAAATTGAGTTGTTACGATATAGGGTCTTAGTCCACTGCGTTGAACATCTTTGATATCATATACGTAGTTTCCCTGGTCCAGCTGCTGGGCAATATCAGCGCCTTCTTGACCAACGGAAGATCTACCGAAATATTGAACAAAATTCACACGAGCGGCTTCTTCTCTGCCCAAATCTTTATCCATGATCAAAGCTGGGTTGACTTTCCATCTGGGCAAATTTAAAAACTTTGTGTTGGCAGCGCCTTTGAAATCTTCCGTACTGAAAGGCATCTGTCGGAACACCAATGTAGGCATCACTTTATTGCCTGGATCTGTACGAAAAGCAGTATACATTTCATTCAATGGAGCGTTAGTGTATTGATTCAAGATAGCCCAGGTTTTTATTTGGTTCCAATACTCTGCCTTTAAAAGAGTGTCGCCTTGACATTCAGCTGGAGTGTACCAGAAATTCTTAAATTTTTGCCTAATACCTGCCGGATTAGTACCTGAACCAACAGACTGTGCAGAACCAGAAGCATATTTCTGGATGCCAAAAAGATATATGTAGATGTCTTTAGCGGCCTTGGCCCCCTGTACGCCTAACAATCTTCCTACAAGGTCTGGAATGAAAAAATGCACATTATGAGTCTTTAGACCTGACTTGTCCGCTTGACCCTTACCTTGAATGCCGGTACCAATAAAACTTTGGATCAAAACCGCAATAACGTCTTGAACGTTTGTTAGACCCTTTTTGCCGACAAGGTTGGCCCAATCTTTGCCGATAAAACTGGCAAACAGAAGTTCATTCTTCTTGTCTTGATTTGGATCGATTAGATAGGGATTAAAATAAATAGTATTGTTGAATTCAGTGAAAGCAAATCCGTTAATCTTAAAAAGAACAATTTTAGTGCCAGTCTGCGGATCTGTTGTTTCTATTTCTCTTACGCCCTGTACTTTAAAAATGCCCTTAAAACCGTCCGTAGGACCATTGATGGCTTGCTTATTAAATGCTTTCTGGGCTACGCGTTTAGCTTCGGCTTCCCAATTTAACATGTTTACTAAAACGAAATCTCCTGGTGCGATTGCAGTAAGATAGTTTACATCGGTCATCACTAGAGTGGCCGTCATAGAAGGTGTTAGTGCCCCTTTGCTTCCGGTCGTGGTTACAGATAGACAGTCGTTTTCTACAATAAGAGGATCGCGAACTTCAGTTGAAGCAACATTTGCGTTTCTAAGAGTATCTCTATTTTCCCATCTTACAAACGTAAGAAGCCACGCAGGACTTACCTGGTGAACGCGATTAAACTCGCTGTCACTGGTCCCGATAGGATCTATGTCGAATGTGTAGGCTCTATTGTCTGTCATGATTATTGGGTGGGCTTTCCGGCCTGATCTTGATTCTCAGCGCCACCCAGTGCCGCATATTTATTAAGAATTTTTTCGAATAGGCTCAAGTCTTTGCTTCCCTTGCCTTCTTCTAGGGCTTTCTGAAGCTCAGCATTCATTTCTCGAACCTTATGGGTAAACAGAGCAGCGGATTTGGAAGCAGCATCCATGCTACCACTCATTTCGTTAAAATTTTTCAATACCGTTCCAGCATCTGCTGCCATCGCTTGGATAGTACTGTCTTCCATGCGACCAGTGTCTCTACTGCCCAATCGGCCTTCTACAGCGGTATCACCTGGGGCTCCTGGTCCGTATTGTTCTGCACCTGGTATTTTCCCTACGCTGCCAAAGGTAAAAGCTTGCTGTTCTCGCTGTCCTTTATAGCCCAACTCTGCAGCGTGGAACATACCTAGATTGGACAAGTCTTGCTGTATGTCTTTTGGAAGTTTGCTAAAATTTTCGTCAGTTACCTTCTCAACACCAATATCCTTGAGCTTGCTACGAATTTTGTCTCGTAGGCTGTCTGATTCGCTAAAACGGCTTACAGCGCCTTCATTTACATTAGAAATTTTCTTTACAAGTTCTTTTGGATCAATCTTAAGAAAGTCGGCAGCGCCTTTAATCAAGAAATTGCTTTCGTTAAGGTCCTCTTCTTTAATCTGCATGATTGCCTGCTTTTGTATTGTAGAAAGCTGAGAAAGCTTAGAATCTCTCATAAAGCCAGCAGCCCGCATAACGCCACGAGGGCCAGATGTTGTGGAAGAAATTTGCTGATATTGCTCATAGGCGGTCTTTGAAGCCTCAATACCCTTGGTGGTATTTTCAGACAAATATCTGCCCAATCCACCAGAAATACGCTCAAAGTCACTATCGGTTTTAGCACCAGAACGACCTATAGCCTCCGCAGCGACTGCGGTGAATCTGCGATTTTCTTCCGCAAATTTACTATCATCTAAACCTAAACGCATACCTTCAGACAAAATCTTGATGGTCGCCTGCTTAGTAGCTTCGCCTGATCCTACGCCGCCTGAAATACTTCCCATAATCTGAGAAGCGTTTGTAAGGTCGAAGCCGCGCTCCATCTGATTTCCAAGAACAGACCCTCTTGCTGCGCGAGTAGAACCGCCTGCCGCAAGAATTCCTGAGCTCATCTGTTGAGACATCTCTGGAGTGAAACCGGCATCAATACCCTGTTTTAAGAATCCGCCTGGGCCATAAAAATCTCTGTTTCGCATTCCCATTCCGCGCTGAGAGCCAAGTCTTCCCTGGAAATCCTGTTCATATTCAGAAATAGCTCGTTGTTTAAAGGGATTCATTTTCTTCTGAGCCTCTAATGAGCCCTGGAAACCGGAAGAAAGCTCTTCTGCTATCATAGATTGATATTGATTAGACATAGTGCTAGAAAATGGAGAAAGAGCCAGAGCCCGTTTTCTCTTGTCGGTTAGAATACCTCCTACGCCGTATGCGAAACCCCCCATACCACCAAGAATTCCGCCGCCTAGTGCGCCAGCCGCAGCGCCTGGAATAGCGCCTACGCCACCGGCCAAAGATCCTAGGGCAGCACCGCCCACAAAACCAGATCCGGCACCTCCTGCAATTCCAGCGCCGGTAGATTTAAGAATGCCCATAGGCAAACTCATCAGATCTGCGTTCTGAGCATTACGTGATTGAGCAAGTGCCATCTGAGCAGCCTTGGCACGCTCAGGATTCCACATCTGTTCAAACGCTGTACGTTTGCTGTAAATATTCCCTACATCTCTTCCCAGCACTCCCTGAACAGCATTTCCGGTCGCTTGTTGGGTCTGAATTGGAGCTTGGCCAAAACCACGATACGTATCAACGCCCATTTGACCAATAGTTCCTACACCGGCCATCAGAGAACCAAACATACCCAGAGCTGCACCTGGATTGGCTGCCGCCATACGCCCGCCTGCAGTCATTGCACCGCCCATGCCACCTCCCTGGTAGGCATTCATTAGGCGCTGAGCACCTTGGGGTGTTGCATTTTGGCGAGCTTCCACAAGCTGATTTAATTGAGCGTCACGTTGCTTATAAGCCTGTTTGGCTCTAGAATTGTTTTCTTCCACTCGTGCAATCTGTTCTTTGAGCTTAAGCTCTTCAGCAGAATCCTTAACCGCCTGTTTTTGCAGTTCTTTCATTTCTCTTAGCTTGCCAGTACGCTGTTCGATTAGTTTAACAAGTTGTTGTTGACCCTTGGCTTCTTCCTTGATCATCTGATCAAGCTCACGGCGGGCTGATTGGGTAGATCTTTTGTAGGCTTCCATGCTTTGTTGAGACATGCCGCCTGGGGTGGAGCCGCCAGCTCCTCCCATGCCTATGCTTTGAAGATTTTGAGCGGTTTTTTGCTGGTCTTTGGGCGTGTAAAGCTCTTTCAGCTTGCGCTGCATAGACTCAACACTTTTATCAAAGTCGGAAGTATCGAATTTTGCTGAGATAATTAATTCTTTACGCATTTAGTCAACCACTACGCTTACAGACATGAAATTCCATCCGTATTTAAGATTTTGTACGATCTGCCCGACACAGGCCTTTCCATTGATTTTATTAGCAATTTTGTAAACTAGCATAAATATCTCACCTTTTAAGATTACGCTCATGCCTCGTATCACTATTTATCACGTAATGGGCTTAAAACAGACCATATTCTATTGCTTGACTAATCCCTGCGATTCCCGCAGTATCTACAGAAGGAGATAAAAAGTGCATAAAAACAAAAAAAGCCAAAAGATCAGGAAGTTTTCTTTACTGGACAGTCTTCCTAAAAATGAGGAAGAATTCCTTAAGCGGCTGATTGCACACTCCGAAAAAATGATTAGCCCTAACAATACCGAAATCGACATGTTCTTTAGGGGTCAGGCTGACAGACAGCGAGCCAAACTGGAAAATTTGATAAAAACAAGAGCAATACACAAAGAAATAAGATATAATGGAAGATGCTCGAACATTTGGACATAATTCTGTTGTATTTGCTTATGCTTGCAATAGGGTTTATGTTTGTGGTATTGGTGTTCAGGTCCATGGGAAGCTTGATCAAGTTCAAAGCAATACCACTGTGCAAAATAGGGGTTCACAAAATGTACAGACATGAGCATGGCGTTAGAAAATCAAATTACCATTGCTCATGGTGTAAGAAGACTAGAAAACACCCTAAACTTAAAATCGTTCATGGTAGCAAAAAATTCCCAATGGCCAAATAAAAGGTGTTATGCAAAAACTACGTGTAAAAAAACTTCATCCAGATGCTGTTCTTCCCAAATACCAAAGCAAAGGTGCGTCTGGTTTTGATTTCGTTGCTGTTGAAGATGTTCGAATTGGTCCAGGAGAAACCAAGGTCGTATCGACCGGTATTTCCTTGGCCATAGAAGAAGGGTTTGAAGTTCAGGTTCGTCCTCGCTCTGGGCTTACTTTAAAAACCACCCTACGAGTGGCCAACACCCCTGGCACTATCGATTCAGATTTCAGAGGGCCAGTAGGAATCATAATGACAAACTCTCTAACCATTAAAGATAACAAGGATGTGATTGTCAAAAAAGGTGATCGAATTGCACAGGGCGTAATCGTTCCTGTGGTCCAAGCTGAGATCACAGAGGTCGATAGCCTGGATGAAACTGAACGTGGATCTGGTGGATTTGGTTCTACTGGATCAAAAGGATAATATGAGATACTTAATGCTACTTTTACTGGCTCTTGTTGTTACCGGTTGTGCTAACACAGAAACCGACCGCTGTCGTAAGAAAGACGGCGTTACTCGCTGCGAGCCTAGAGAGCCTAGCGAACCCCGTGGTCGCCTCTACAACTAGAAAATAATCAAGCTTCTTGATTGTCCTAATCGGGACAATTAAGAGGCTTAAATACGTCTATTTGTCCTAATCGGGACAATTAAGAGGCTTAAATACGTCTATTTGTCCCGATTCGCGTCCAGGTTATAGATTCTTTTCTTTGAAGATGCTTTTGATGAAGCTAAAGATCCAGCTAAGAGATTGCCTCTTGATACTCATAAGCTCTTGCTCAGTTCCTACAATCTGACCTTCTTTTACGAGGTCATCAAAATAATCAAAAGCGATCTGTTTTAGAGAAGCGGGATATTCCACAACATAGCGTTCATCCTTAGACAAAAGTTTCTCTAGTCTAATAGGTTGAAGCAGGTGGGAATAGTCAGGGCCTTTTTCTTTAGGCGCTTTGTCGCCTCTTGATTTGGTCCACTGAGTCTCTTCTGCCGTAAAGACTTCTTTGTAACGAGAGCCTATAATCTGCACTACGACTCCCTCAGGGTGCATAAACCCTAGGGCTAATTTGGAGCCATTGGTCTTTAGATCATCCATCGCAATTTTCACTTGACCAAGATCGAATTTTCCTTTGTAGAGAACCGGTACCAGGACGGTCTGGGGAGGAAGGATCGCAGGGTCGTATCGCCAATAATCAAACAGAATAAAAAACTTTTCCTTAAGCCCTTCGCCGGAATTAATCCCTAGACCAGCCCATTCGCCAAAATGCTGACCAGGACCAAGCTTCTCTACAAACGCTTCTTTATTGGCATATGCGAATGCAGCAAAACCATAATTGTCGTCGCCAGGAACAATCCATCTAGTGCGTGAGCCGCAGCGAAAATCAAAGTATTGACCATTTAGTTCAACAATACCCACGTCTTTATTGGATTTTCTAAAAATCGCAATTTCTGGGTCCAATGGTACGATCATAATTTGGGCATTAGAGCCGTGGATTTTCTGGGTGATAGAAAATTTGACGGAACTAAGCTTTTTAATCTCGGGAAAGGATTTGAATTCCATGGCAACCTCTAGATAGAAGTGTTCAAAAACGCGTTTACAACAGCAGTACGAAGACGACCTACTGGTGTCACTTCATCGAGCTGAAGACTTCCAAGGTCTTCACCAATTGCATTGGCCACCGTCATAGCAGTAACAATAGACCCCTTGTTTAGGATATAGCCGCCGCCAGGACCGCGTTTTACGCTTACAATGCCAGCTTCACGCAGATTGCGCATAATCTGTTCTAGGAAGTTTACAGTGGTTCCAACGTCAACAGTCATATCTACCACTCTGGTAGGACCAGTTTTCGTCTTGAGAATATTGACCGCGTTGATTCCAATTTCGAGTTTGCGAGTGAGTTTCATTGATTTCTCCTTAAATTTAGTATCTAGATATAGAGTAAACTAGTTTTATCGGCAATGCAAATCATATTCAGAAAATTGCAAATATGGTCTACATTATTGGTATATAGCCGAAATCACTACCAAATAGCGATTGGGCAGGTTACAGTGACTTCTGTTTCTTCTTTAATATCAGGGCTATAAAGGACACTGCGGTAGATTTTGCGAACCATAGGCTTGCCGCAGAAACTATTCGGATTCGGTAGAGTGCTGGAGCAACTGCTCAAAAGGAGGAGCGCCAGGAGTGGGATTTTCGACAGAAGTGTAACCATAAAACTTGATTAGTCCTTTCATTGATTTTATCACATGAGCAGGATAGTTGTCAATCTCGCCAATCCAATAAGCAGATACAATACAGGGAACGCCGGTCAACATAGATATTGCTGAAATGGCGTCTTTGGGATTTTTATGACCCTCTCTCTTGTACCAATCCTGCGCTATTTTCTTGCTACCTTTATATAACCCAATATCTAATCTCATTTGTTACTCCTGATTGTACCTACAAGGTTAGAATAGTCGATAAAACTAGCCAGGGCAACCTTTTTCGAGCAATGTTTTTATTTCGTATTTGTCAATATTTTCGTTAGGAATAGTCTTCCTGTATTGCATCCAGCCACGAAAATTCCCTGATTGAAAATCTGGCTCGAACATCGCCATAGCCTGATGCTCAGATGGAGATGCGTGAATTGGAGTGTTACCCAAAAGACGCTGATACAGGTCGAGATCCTGCTGAATAGTAGACTTGGTCCCATCGTGGTTCATATAGGATACGCGAGCGCAACGGGCCACTGAACGCTTAATCGCAAGGGTCATCGCTTCTTCTTCGTCTGCTACACAGGACACCCCGTACAAAATACTGCATTCAGCCAGAGATTCCTTGTCCATAAAGGGAAGGTGCCAATATCCAGGGTTTACGGTTTTAATATCAATTGAAGAATAGAGATCATACATCTTAGCAGCAAGAGCGTGGATCTCAGGCTGAGCGTCTGGGTGAACACGCAGAGCAAAAAAATTATCCCACTCTGTAGCTGTTACTACAACGGTAATATGATTCCAGGGCTCCAGCACGCGATTGGCGACCTGTTTATGAACCCCAAGTCGGTCCAAAATAGAAGCTGCAATACAAGCGGTATGTCCTAAAGCCTTCCATATGAATACGGCAGCTTTCTTTTTTAAAGCAGACACTTCTTCTTTTGCTTGCATACCAGGTCTGTTTGCGCCGATATGAATCGGTATCACCATGTTAGAACGAACCATTGCAATTTGTTTCTTTACAGGTATAGCGCGGGAGCTTGATGCATTACGAGACAAAACTCTGTGCGTCATAAATTCAGCATGGATAAAGCGAGGGTAGGTAAGAACAAAGGTTGTTATGCGCTTACCGGCCTTGGACATAGAATCAGCTACGATTTTGACTTCGATCATACACACTCCACGGCTATACCGTACATTTTAGCAAGATCGCAAACCTGAAGAACGGCCAGATCTTTGCTGTTAAAATTACCAACATTCTTAGCGTTTAAATCAACGGATCGAAAAACCATATCGTTGAACTGAGCGGCTTTAGCAGAATCATCTAGTAGTTTGGCTACAGCTTTACGAATAGCGTCAGGATTGCTGAGTTTAGTTTTTAAAGTTTTCATTAAAATCCGTCACAGTCTTCGTATTCTCTCATCTCTATAGCCTCATAACGAAAAATGGCAATTAATTTATTCTTTTTTGCCATTTTTTCTTCTGTTTAAGTAAATTTTAGTTGCCGCATAAACCCCAATTGCTAAAAAACCACCAGGCACAACGATGGCAACTGCCCATATGAGCACTGGAAGTTTTTTAAATGTCTTTTTGGTTTCTCTAAAAATCTTTTTCACTTTTTAAGGCCCCATTTTTTGACCAAATATTTCCTACGTTCTCTTGGGATATACTTAGAACTCATAAAATTTTTACCATTTAAATGTTCGATCTCATGCTGTACGCAAACAGCGTGAATCCCCTTAAAAACTTTAGTGCATTCTTGGCCTTTTTCGTCTTGAAATCTAATCGATACCGAATCCCAGCGTGTTCCGGTACATATAATCTCGCCTGGAGCAGAAAGACACCCTTCTTTTAAAGAGCTTATTTTTAGGGAACTGGATGATATCACAGGATTGATAAAAAACAACTGTTCTTTGTCTGGACCTTCCATTACAAATATGCGATATTTAAGACCAACTTGATTTGCGGCCAGTCCGATCCCTTTGGTAGCCTTTAAAGTGTCCCACATTGACCGTAATATAATCTTAAGTTCAGGTCCAAAGACCGTTACCTTGCTGCAGACAACAGACAGGCTAGGGTTTGGGAATTTTAAAATTTCCATAAGATATTTTGCTCATTTCATAGTAAGGTTTTTCACACCCCTCATAAATATTGTAACCTGTGACGAGCGCAAATCCAACATAGATTACCGTCAAGCAAATCACGGTCTTAGGGCTAGCTTTCTTCATTTTCTCTCCTATGAGTCCTGTGCCAGAAGGCTCGTTCTGCTTGTGGATCAGTGTGACTAAAAGGAACTTCATCGTCTAGTATTTTAGAGGCCAGCTTTGTCAAGTGTTCCTTGCTGACTTTTTCGGCAGTTTTTAAAGCGGTTCCGATCAAAACCATAGCTTCTTTACCATTAATTTCGCGTTTCTTCCATCTAGTGCAAATATCACACATTGTTTTTATCCTTAAGACTGTCAAGTAACTGCCAGCCCAACATTGCGAACAGTCTGTTCACTAATAGCTCAAATGCTGAATTTTCCAAAGTATGAGATTGCATATGTTTTCTAAAATATTCTGGACAGACGATATCGGCCTTTTTAAGCAGTCTGTGGCCTTCCTCTTCAGAGCCCATTTCGTACCAGTCGTGAGCTAAACATACAAAGGCCTGTGCTGTATATTGTGGAGAAAGGGTAGCCTGTTCTTCCATGTCAATTTCCATCTTTCTCAAGGCTTCAGCGGTCTTCTTGTCACCTTCTGGAACATCACCGTGCAACATTGTAACTCCTAATAATCACTTCACAAATAGGTTTTTGTAGCTTTAACGTCTTATCTTTCATGGATTCCTAAAAAGAAACTAGAGACATTTGAGAAATTATCTTGGCAATTCTGAGATATTCTTCACCTTTGATCTTCACGCGCAAACCATTGTTGAAACGCACCACAAAACCTTCATCATCCTCAGAAAGGGTCTTTTGCAGGACGATCATCTGCTCAATGGTAAGGTCATATTTTTTAGCGCACTCCATAAACATTAAACTAGCATACTTTTCAGCTTGCTCTGGAGGAACCTCTTCACCCGTTTCACGGTCAAAGGCACCAAGAAACACGAGCTTCTTTTGACCCCTGCAGTCTACCACAATCTTGTTTTCTGGATAGATAATTTCAACCAAAAGCGTGATGCTGTCTGGGATCGACATCATATTGTATTGCTTAAGCATGATTTGAGCTACACCGGCTTGGTCAGAATAGAAGCTATCGCGAGTAGATATGTTCCAGTAGCCTTGATAATTGAAGATGATACCTAAAGAGCCATCCACCTTCTCAAATGATTTGTAGCCCTGTTGCATAGGAAGCCTATCTATAGATGTCTCTTCCGTCTCGCCCAGGTTGAAAAATTTGGGAAATGGTTTTGCTACAAGCAACCCTGTATCAGCTTCTAGAATCAAACCGCGCGAGATCTTGGTAAATTGACTCCAGTTGCGCTCGAAAGCGGTTTTGTCGGTATAGTCAAAAAGGATCAAACCCCCTTTAGTAGAGCTTCTCAGGTAGCCTTCTTTTACAAGATTTTCAAATTCTTGGATGTCATATTTGATACTCATCGGTTATCCCTGATAACTTGCTTTGGAAGTGGAATCCAAGTACGCCCTATCAAACACATAATTAGCTTTTCTTTACCATAACGAGTTGCCTCTTTGAGCTGTTCGTAAACATGTTCTGGAAGCAAGGTTTCGTTCCAAAATGGAAATACTAGAGTGCCAGAAGGGAATTCCACAGGATCACCGTGAGGGGTAGACGGATCTTTTACCTGGATGCCTTTTTTGAGAGAATATTCTGGAAGCCTCACCAGGACCATCCTAAAGACATGGAAGCACCGCGTTGACCATCTTTATAGTCAAGTTGGGGCTTGACAAAATCAGCACCGATAAACTCTTTTTTAGTCTTAATCTTATAGGCCACACTTTTCTTAACCACACTCTGATAGGTTATACCGCCAATAAATCCAGTTGTGTTCCAGGCTTCTTTGCCAAAAATGCGTTGGCCTTTTTCATTTCCATATTGAGTAATCTGATTCTCAAATTGGTTTACGCCCACAGTGATAGAGGTGGCTTCAACAGTTTTGTTACAGGCTTGATTATAATTGCCTGAGGTTCCTGAACATAGAGATATTATAAATAATTGGTAGAACATGAATTCAATCATATCAAATCACTCTTCTTTAGTCAACCACTATAATCCACAAACTCCGTTAACACAGTTGTTTTCGTTTTCTTCAAACACCTTGCCTTCGGACTCTAGGGCTTCTTTTAGATCAACCCTGGTCAGAGGTTGACCATCTCTGCATCCGTCTGGATACACTGTAAATCCACGCAATCGTTTAGCATATTTAAGAAGCATGTTAGCATTCTTCTCATAATTACTTTCATTATTTGATTCAGAACCCCACGGTGGCATGTTACATGTCGAAGAGATAGACATATCTACATGATTCTGAACATCTGCTTGGAATTTCACTCTTTGCTTGAACGTCAAATCATAAGAATCTTTAATGTTTTCTAATTTAACACCCATGTCCATTAGGCGTTTAACTGATCCATCTACTACGAACTGGTGTAGCCACCTACCATCTTTGAAATACCTGCGCTTGTAGGCCTTACAGAACAAAGGCTCTATGCCGGTAGTGGTTTCTGCAATAATGCCAATAGTGCCTGTGGGGGCAATGGCACGGACGCCTTTAGGAACTGATACTCCTAGCTGCTTTGCGCCAACAAATGCGGCTGAATCGCTTTCTTGTTCGTAAATCGAGAGCCATTTGTGTAGCTCTGGAGTGGCTTCATATTCAGATCCACGAATCATGAGCCATTCATGAATACCGCCAAGGCCCAAACCAATGCGGTTGTTTCTAAGGCCGACTTCACGAATTTTTTCAGTAGGTACATGGCTGTAAATTCCGCCACAAAGCAAGAAAATTGTCCCATATTTACATGCTTCAGCAAATTCCACTTTGGTTTTACAGCGATTCATCCATACTGTCCCAAGATTGCATTTGTCAGAGTCATCTTCACTTACGACTTCAGTGCAGGCATTACGAAGGTTCTCATTGTCCTTACGGAAATTAAAACTCATACCTGGCTCTGCAGTCGAAAAGGCCTGAAAACAGTTCTGCAGATACACTTTTAAAGCCAATTGATGTTTTGGATGATCTACATTCTCAATTGCAATAAAAAATTCTGTGTCATAAACCACAGAAATGTTGGTGAGCTCCATTGGCAAGGGAAAGGTTAAATCGGCTTTTTTGGCGGCTTTTAATGCTGGTGAGTAGTTTTTCATGACCATAAACTTTAAAATATCTGGATGTGACCAATTCAAGCCTGCCCAAATAGCCGATCTGCGCTGGCCACCCTGCATGATATATCGTCCAGACTCGTTTACCATATTCATTAGAGCTATTGGACCAGTTGATCTTCCGCCAGTGCGACGAATGATAGCACCTTCTTCACGGATTTTAGAATACTCAGCGCCAATGCCACCGCCTGTCATCAGGGATGTACAGCCTTTTGACTGGAGTTCGGCCCATGACTCGCGACTGTCCTCTGGGCGGAAGAGAAAACAATTGTTTACTTGGTGAAATTCTCGACCAGCAGCATATAAATAACGACCGCCTGGAATGAATTTGCGCTCTAGAATAAGCTGATAGATTTTCTCTCTAGTCTTGTTGTCTACGAGTTGGGCACATACCGATTCTACAACTCTTTTGGCCGTATCGGCCCAGGTTTCTACTCCATCCTTAGAATATTTTTGAAGGAAGGTGTCATAAGAATATTTGTTTGTGAAAACATCGTAAGCGCTTTTCGTTTGGGCTCCAAAGAAGAATTAGGATAAATCTATAGTATTTTTGACGAAAAGAGGGCTACGAATCTGTAGCTTCTGGATTTCGACCAACAACAACGCGGGTGGATTTGGATGAAACATCAATTACACGACCATTCAGCTTAATAGTAAGAGCGGAATTATTCCAGTCTATCTTCAGATGTACACCATCGGGCAATGTAATTTCAGTGTCATGTTTCAAAGTTTTGGTGTTTTTGGGGACAACGGGTACAGGACTATCTTTTGACACTTATTTTCCTTCGGACACTGACATTTTAAGTTTGTCGATTTTTGCGGTTGTTTTTTTGATCTCCAGCCGGAGATAGTCTTTGTGGGCTTCAGGGTGATTCTTATGTTTTTCTGGAACGGGACTGATCAAACGTGTCTCGTGGTCAGCACGATATTTTAACAGGCTTTGAAGTTTTTCAGATGGTTTCATTTGGAGCTCCTTTTGATAATTTTGTCTGCAATTGCTTCTATATTGGTTTTAGTCTTTAGCTTTTGTCGCGTAGTCATCGCAGATCTCTCATGCGCTCTTGAAATCTGTCGCGAATAGTTTGAAGCAATTTGGGAATTGCCGGATTCACATTGCCACGGGCGATAAGGGCATTTAGAAGGATTCTTCCTTTAACCAGGGTCAAAAGATGGTTTGGATAATTGTGCATCTCTTTTTGGAAGCGAGAAATTTCTACAGCAATTTCCTCTTTGTCCATAAGAACAATCCTTGCTTTATACCCAGCAAACAACGTGACGCAGTCTTTTTCAATGCGAGCCTTCTTCAAACTAATAACGTTTTCCATCTTTTAATCCTACCAAATCTAGAGAAGGTATTCAATAAAAATCTTTGTTCACTAACAGATCTTTGTTCGCTAACAATGAACACGTCTAAGCGCCTGATTTTACTGCGTTTCCTTTTTCATTTGACTTCCCTTACAATTATTTCACCATTCTTAGGATGAGTCATTGTTTGTGGGTCCGTTCCGTCCATTTCGGCCAAGACCATTTTGATAAATTGTCCGTGCGATACAACCACGATATTGTCATGGCCCAGCGCGTGGGCGAGCTCTTCTACGAATCCCAGGAAGGTCTTGGCCCGCTCCCTAACATCGGCTAAACTTTCGCCACCATCGAATCTTACATGAAGATGTTGCTCCACAGACCATTTGCTATGTTTGTACTTGAGAAATTTTTCCCAGTTAACAGGATGGTCTTTAAGATTCATGTCGTGCTCAACAATACCCTCGTGGATGCACGGTTCAGAAAAATCTTTCAGCACGGTTGAAGCGATCCTGTAGGTCTGAAAAGCTCTGGTCCAAGGAGAAACCACAAAGATCGTGGATGCTCCTGGGGTTAACATTTCCTTAAGAGTTTTACCAACCTGAACAGCATCGTGATACCCCTGCTCTGCAAGCTGAATGTCTTTGTCATCCTTCGTAAACAAGATATCGTAATTCTCGTTAGCTTCGCTTTTACCGTGTCTTATTAAATACAATTTTTTGATACTCATTAAATAACCACCATGTATATCCAAAGACCGCGTTTGGGAATTTTTCCAATTATCTCGATTTTTAAATAACTTAAAGCCTTTTCTCTTACTACGGCAGAAAAGATCTTTTGAACGCGGATATCAACTGGGATAGCTGCTAATATCACGCTGTATTCAGTATTTCCTTGATATGGAATTTTTATTGTGCGCTTGTTTATCCTTGTCAAAATCCTGTCGGAAATCATAAACACCTATTTATTGTAAATCAAACGACCCTTTACCAGGGTAGCGCCCGTTTTGAAGCCAGTTATGGCCGACTGTGTTAGCTGTTGTTTTGGCTCTTCCTGTTTTGTCTTTTTTTGGGAAAACCTATGCCCACGTAACTCAAGCCATGTTTCTCCGCTGTGTTCGCCAGCTTCAGTGATTTCGATACTAACATATCCCTTGGTCATGGCAACTTGCTCTGCCTGTTTGATTTCGCGAATTAGCTCTAACAAGGAATTGCTCAGATCAGCAATTACCTCGTCTACGGGGCCACCGTTGGCCACTGATGGTATCGAAAATGTTCTAATCAGCTTACGTTTCTTCATATCGCGCCTTTTCAAAATGAAACATTATAGGAAATTCTTTTACGGTAATCTGACCGTATTTCTCAGCCAAACGAAAGTTTACGCTTGTTTTTCGTGCTCTGGTGACCTGTTCTTCAAGGTTTTTACGGAACGTCTCTAAGGACAGTACGTTCTTGTAGTTATTGCAAGCGAAGCAAGAGGGCATCAAATTCTCGATATCGTCTGTTCCACCATACTCAATTGCTCTAATATGGTCAATCTGGAGCTTTTCGGGTTTCTCACCACAATATCCGCAGTGATGGTCATATTTAGCCTTCACTTGCTCGCGGAGCTTTTTTGGGATAGCCTTACGACTTGGTTTTGGCCACATTACCCATGCCTCGTGGCAATTTTAATGAGCTCTGATTCGCCGTAATACCATTTGACAAAATGATAGGTTACAAAATCGAGAGAAACAGTAAGTGTACCCCTACCATTTGCATATGCAAGGGTTGTTTCATAATAAAAACCAGCGCGTTTCCAGGGATCGGTCATAGACATTCCTTTAACACGCCGCTAAAATAGAACAAGCTAAGACCAATAGCAACATTGGTTGTTGCGTCTTTTAGCAAGAATAAAAAGCCAAGAAAGGTCATAAAACTGAGAAACCTACGGGATATTTTTACACGCTTTAGTCTTTTCATTATTTTCCAAACATTATGACTAACAAGATAAAAATCGACGCAACGTTGAGAACAATTACACTGACTTCCAATCTATTAAGCCTATCTCTAGTGCTCTTGCCGTCAATCTTCAAATCAGCGTCTGTTAAATTACTGGCTTCCAATCTATTAAGCCTATCTCTAGTGCTCTTGCCGTCAATCTTCAAATCAGCGTCTGTTAAATTACAGGTTTTCATCTTTATTTTCCTTCATATATGTTTTGGTAAAATTAACCATTGTTAAATATAGAATAGCAGTGTTACCCCCTTTAGTCAAGCAATAAAAAACCCACTCAATGGTGGGTTTTAAGAGATTGGCGGTAAGAGCTATAATCTCAAGCTCAGTCATAACACCTTGACCAAGTAGCTGGGATAGCTCATTGGCGGCTGCCCTGTCTGTTAGCGAAATTACCAACCTGTCTCTTAAGTTCTTAGACATCCCTATATCTTATAGATTAGTGCGCAAAGCCAGCGCGAGCTGGCCTTCGCGTGTACTGAAGGTAAAACGAATTGTTAAGGTCTTGTATTCTTTGTGAATTATCGGCTCAAGCCTTTGGTTTCTTTACCATTTACGCCTCTTTTCATCGCACACTTCACAGAAATCAAAGGAATCCATGATTCCTTCGTAATGTTTCCACTTATGACTCCAACAGGGAACTTTGATCTCTTTTTCAACAATAGGACCATCTCCGTAATTTGCTATCACAGAGTCACCGCTAGAAAGGATCTGAAAAGGAACTTGAGACAAAATATAATCGCCCATTCGTTTACCGAACTCGGTGTCAGATTCACCACCATACATATACCACTGACGCTTTAGACCATATACATTGCCAAGGTCGGCTAATTCATTGGCGGTTAGACCGCTTATAGCCATTTTAATAACATCTTCTAACGTAACACCTGCTGGCCTCATTCTTTCCAGAGTGTTTGTGTCCATAGAGAATAATAGAGCTTGAGCATCCTTCATTGTCATTTGAATTTCTCGAATTTACCTAGGGTGGATTCTTTTTCAATAAGCTCGGCCAATTTCTTTTGTGCTTTTTCCAAGCCATCGCGCATCCAGTTGCCCATCCAGTTGCCCATTACGGATTTTTGGCCGCTGTACTCTTCGAGGATCTCTTCGTACCATTTCACGCGATATTCGAGACGAGCCTTCATGTTGGGCTTACGCTTGCCCTTGTGCTTATCTAGGTAAGTCTCTTCTGCTTCAGCAAGCTGTTGTTTGATCTCAGCTTTGGAATACATACGTTCTTCAGAGTCACCCTTACAGGCCTTGCCCTGATTCCAACCGCCTTTTGCGCGTTTCTTATAGGCTTGCATTACATTAGATCCCTTCGCCATGTTGTCTTTTTTCCACCTAGGTCTGAGGTTTTTATAGTTACAGGCCTTTCTTTTCGTAGGCGCGTCTTTGGAACATATCTAACCTTTCCATACCCATTTCGACACTCCGTACACCAGGAGCTCAATCCAGACCTGAGCTTAAGATTGGGTTTAAAGGCCTTCGCTGGCTTTGTGAGCCCGCATTTCTTACACCCCGCTCTGGGTTAAACACTTGCGGTGGCTTAGGAGCTATAGGTCTTGCACCACGATGACAGGCCACATTTAAGCTTCATGTTGGGCTTAAAGAGATGGGTCTTTATGTTCCTTACATCGCGCACAGGTCTTCATATTGATATTGTAGCACTTTTCTGGAAAAATTTTAAAAAAATTTTAGAGGTCTTTTTGACAAAAATTATCAGGAAATTTTGGTTTGTGTCTGAGCATATACCTCAGGGGTTGACCAAACTATATACACCAATCACGGGAAACACGTTTTCCCTCAATATTTCGCATAGTTGCACAGATACATGTCAGAGATATAACAGGTGTAGCTGTCAGGATACACCTATCTCCTCACTGAGGCATTTACACTAAACATTAGACACCTTGCATTGTCGTAGGCTATTTGCTATACATACCGCATAGTTACCTTGACCAAACTATTGACAGTCTCCTCTATGATACCTTGTGGGCTTTCATCCTATATATGTGACTAGGTGACTAGGTGTCTACTGTATAGGTGCCTTGTGCCTTGTAGTGTCTACTGTATAGGTGTCTTGTACTGTATAGGTGTCTGCTGAATTATTCAATGATATCAGGTACTGTCTAAAAGTTCTACACTATCGTTTTTCGGTGCCTTAATGTTATCACGTAGTTATGTTTGGCATTGTCAATGCATTGTATAGTTAAGAGGTAACTATGAAGCTTTTAGTTTTCGTTTTTGGCAATAACTTAGACTCACGAACCATAAGCGTTAAAGGCAGTACTATGCGGAATGCAATGCATGGCGCAGCAATGAGCCTAAAAGTAAAAGAATGCAATTTGATATTTTTATCGGTAAAGGAATAATATGAATAATCCACTAACGCCTTTTTTTGTAAACCTTCCATCAAAGGCCGTGCGCAAAACTATAGATACATGGGAGTTACATGTTGACTATGGGCAAGGTTATGAACACGAATTGACGGAAGAATCCAGACAAGAAGCCAATACAAGGCTTAAGGAATACCGTGTGAATTGCCCACAATATCCTGCAAAGATCATAAAGCGTAGAGAAAGAAAGCCTGTTTAAAGCTTGGTCAGGTAAAGCCTGTTTAAAGCTTGGTCAGGTAAAGCCTGTTTAAAGCTTGGTCAGGTGAAGCCTGTTTAAAGCTTGGTCAGGTGAGATGCGCGGGGCACAAAACGGCCTTATATTGCTATTTTTTGGCCATAACGATTATATAAGACTTGAGCTTATGGCAAAGTTTATGCCAATTGACCACGTAGCTATTATCTCAGCATTATCATATGGTTACGTGATTTTGCTTTACTTGACTTATATAGTGGCCATTAGCAAGATGCGCGATATCAGGCCGCTTCTTGTCGCGTAACCTATTCCTTATTCCTTATTCCTATTCCCTATTCCCTATCCCTATTCCTTATTCCTTGTTCCCTATGCCTTATGCCTTATTCCCTTCCTATCCCGTGCTTATAGCTAATATCTTGTACCTTATGCCCTGTTCCTTGTGCCTATAGCTAATACCTTGTACCTTAGAAGTGTCTAGGTGACTACTGAATTATTCAATGATATCGGGTACTGACCAAAAGTTCTACATTGTCGTTTTTTAGGTGCCTTAATGATATCACATAGTTATGTTTGGCATTGTCAATGCACTACATAGTTAAGAGGTGACTATGGAAAAACAGACTTTTAAACAATGGTTTGATAAGCATTTGATTGATTTTGCCGAAGATATCCGTAATCATGGTTGTGAGGCAGGTTTTCCTAATATAACCTATACTGCTGATTGCGTAACTCTTTATGATCAATTTGAAGATGAAATATTTGAAGCCTTGAATTGTGATGCTTTTGACATGGGCTACGAATGCATAGATGAATTGACTGCTACTTTTGAGCGCAAGGATATGCTAAACGCTATTGATACGCGCAAGAACCTTCTTGTTTGGTATATGGCAGAAAGAGAAGCCCATGAGAGAGAGATTGATGAATAAGCAAGAAGCAATCAAGGCAGCAAAAAGGAAACTGAAGATGACAAAACGCGAAGCAATCAAAAAGGCAAAAAGCAGATTAAAAGTGTCTGGAATTCCTGGCATCTGGAATTTTTGGCTACTAGAGGATGGAACTTTACACCGAGAATACCAATGTGGGCAAGGCGCATGGTTTTTGTTGGAAAAGGACGATAGCGGAAAAATCTATGAGCTAGACCAAGATGGATGTGGAAAATGAAAATTCGTATGCTTAACCGTATCAAAAAACAAATGGTTGCAATCAGTGCCGATAAAGAAAAGGAATTGATTAAATTAAAAGACAAGGCTATAAGGGTATTCAGTATGGAAATGAAAACCAAGAGAGCTATCATTGCCAAGATGGTAGAATCATTGGGCAATTCTAGAGAATTGACTACTGTACCGTACGATGATAGTTTCCATGCATGGATTAGGGTTGACCTTAGTCTATTGATTGATACAAAAGATAAATTAGAGCGCGAATTGCTGAAAGAATACTTTGATTTAGAATTTATCGGTATTGATTTTGAAAATGACTGCATCACTACATCCGAAGGGCCTTGCATTGTGATTAATCATGAAGGTGATGTATTAGACCAAGACAGTAATAAATGGTTTATCTCCAAGCGTGATTACGAGACTGTAGAAAGCCGAAATAAGCTTATCGAAGCCTACATGGAAAAGTCAGGTTACTTTCCATCTATAGTTAAATGTGATTATTACGGTAATCCTTCTTATGCTAATCCTTCTTATGCTAGTGTATAGGTGACTACTGAATTATTCAATGATATCGGGTACTGACCAAAAGTTCTACAAAAGTGTTTTTTAGCATCTAATGATATCAACAACTTAGCATTGGCATTGTCAATGCATTGTATAGTAAAGAGGTAACAGTATGAATAAGAAAATGCCCGAAACACGTCTTTCCCGCCTTTGTGCCCTTCACTCGCAGCAGGGAGGAACCATTTTTGAATTCGAGCGCCACTATAGTAAAATTCTTGACCTTTCCGATGAAGCTTTTGAGCGTCGTTTCGGCAAAGGCCCTAAACAATGGGTTTTCAATTGGGTAAATGGTGGATATAATGCCGTTATGGCTTCTACCAAGCGCGAGGCCTTGGAAATAGCCCATTTAATATGCGATCTTGTCCCTTCTCCCGATACTTTCCGCGTAGTAGAAAGCGATGAAATGAATAGAATCGACGCCATGAATAACCAGGATTGAAAAGGTGACTATGGAAAAGCAAATTTTAGATAACATCCTTAAACTACATGCTATGTTTTTAAAAGATGAAGAAACTGGGGAAAGGGCAAACCTGTCTTGGGCAAACCTGATTGGGGCTGACCTGACTGGGGCAAACCTGACTGGGGCAAACCTGTTCGGGGCAATCCTGACTAGGGCAAACCTGTCTAGGGCAAGCCTGTCTGAGGCTTTCCTGACTGGGGCAAACCTATTCGGGGCAAACCTTCTTGGGGCAAACCTGTCTAAGGCAAACCTGTCTAAGGCAAACCTGACTGGGGCTGACCTGTCTCAGGCAAACCTGACCGGGGCAAACCTGTTCAAGGCTGACCTGTCTGGGGCTTTCCTGTTCAAGGCTGACCTGTCTGGGGCTGACCTGACTGGGGCAAACCTTCGCGGGGCAAACCTGTCTGGGGCAAACCTGTCTAAGACCTACCTTGCTGGGGCAAACCTGACTAGGGCAAACCTGTATTGGGCAAAACTGTCTAAGGCAAAACTGTCTAAGGCAAACCTGACTGGGGCAAACCTGTCTGGGGCAAACCTGTCTGGGGCAAACCTGACTGGGGCAAACCTGTATTGGGCAAAACTGTCTAAGGCAAAACTGTCTAAGGCAAACCTGTCTAAGGCAAACCTGTTCGGGGCTGACCTGTCTGAGGCTGACCTACGCGGGGCAAAACTGTCTGATACTATTTTGGCCGAATAACTGTCTAGGTGTCTACTGAATAATCTAGTGATATCAGGTACTGTCTAAAAGTTCTACAAAAGTGTTTTTTAGTGCCTTAGTGTTATCAACAACTTAGCATTGGCACTGTCAATGCATTACGTACTGTATGAAAGTCTTTGAAGTTATCAATTATTGAGGAGATATCATGTATAAAGTAAAGTTTATGAAGTATATCGTAAAAGGTCCACTAAAAGGCATTGCAATTGATACAGTTTTGACTTTTGCCACGTTAAGCGCTGCAATGGATTATATGGGCTTCTTGATGAAACATACCAAAAAGCCTGTTAGCGCAATTGGTAATGGTGATTATACATGCCACGTAATTAGGATGGAATAGAGGAAATATGAGAAAAACATATTGGATACGCAAATGCTATGCCTATAAGCAAGCAATTGATTCTGTGAAAACTTCAAGCTTGAAAGAGGCGCATAGGCTAGCCCTACAAGCAAGCAATGAAAGCGATGTTACTATAAGCTATCTTTTGACTAATGATATCTATGGCGAAATTTTTGTCGATACCTACAGGCATGGGATAGCGGCAAGCCTTTTCCATACACAATTTTAGGAGTTAAATATGCTTAATAAAGAAGCTTTTATATACGAAATGGTTCAACACTATATTGTGTGCGCTTTATGGTCCAGCCTTGATGAATCAAATGAGTCAGGCGGGGTACCTCTTGAAAGAAATTACGACGCTGACGATATCGCGCCTGAATCCTATGCCAAGGCGCTAAAAGATTGTGAACAGTTCGTAGAACAGAATGCTGCACTATTAGAGGGATTGTGCGCCGATCAAACGGGCCATGATTTTTGGTTAACTCGTAATCGGCATGGAGTAGGCTTTTGGGATAGGGGCCTTGGCGACATTGGGGACAAACTAACCGACGCTTGCAAAAAGTTTGGAGAACAGCACGCCATTGTCGGCGGCGATGGGCAAATTTATTTAGAATAACATTTAGGAGTTAAATATGCAATTAAATAGAGCAATGAGAAGAATTGAGCACAATGGAATGACAGTTTCGTTGGTTGCTGTATACGATTATGAACAAGATCATGCAGGTTATGAGGTGACCAAAACATTGGAAGGTCAGATACTTCACCGCGAAACCATTGACAGTTTCGATAGTGCTGTAGAAACTATAAGACTTTGGCCATGGAAATAGGCGCATACGATCAATTGAAAAATGGTAATGATATTGTGGCATAACTGTATAGGTGACTACTGAATTATTCAATGATATCAGGTACTGTCTAAAAGTTCTACAAAAGTGTTTTTTAGCATCTAGTAATATCACGTAGTTATGTTTGGCATTGTCAATGCATTACTACTAATAAGTGATTGGCAAGGATACGCAGCGGATAAGTCAGACGAATATCGGTTAACTAGAAGCTGTAAATAGGGGCCAAGGGCAAGCGGGCGAAGTCGCCGAACTAATTCGGAATACTACTAGCAGTAACCGCGCAGCTAGACTTTTAAGGGGATATATGAACAAAATAGAGCAAAGCAAAACAGAAATACTCAGAGCATTTGCCAAACGTGTGCCGAATGCTCAAAGCATGGCCATAGATTATGGCCGTGATACTTTGACAGTATGGTTCGATGGTATTCATTCCAAGGAATACAAAGCAAGCACTATCCTTGATGCATTGGTTCAAGGCGCTTTGAAACAAGGCTTTGAAGTTGTATGGAAGGGCTAAACTATGAACAAGAAAACATTGTTTTACATGGGAGAATAATTATGCTTAAGTGTGATATGTTTAAGGATTGCAAGGCTACTGTCAGCTATATTGACACAAAAGGTTATTTATATTGCGCAATTCATGGCGTTATGCGTAAACACCATGTTTCTTGTCGCAAGCTAAAGTCAAAGGAAATTGAGCGTTTGCGGGAAGGGCTACCTTTGCTAACCAAAACGCAATTAAAGTTTGATAATATCCTTGACCTTTGCGCTGAAAGTGAAATTGAGATTGTATCTCATGGCTTAGCGCCTAATCCTAATGGGTTCTGCTATGAGAGAGGTGAAAAGACAACTGAAAAGCAATGCGCCAAGCTTGAAGTTCTTTTGAACGCCTTAACATTATATGAACAAATGGAATTCATCAAACAGACCTTTTGATAGTTAACTAATCTAATTGATCTTATTATTTTAATAAAGAGGTAAATATGAAAACTGAAGCCAAAATACAATGCTATAAGATGACTTTTGAAGCAATCCAAAGTGTGCGGAAAGAACTAGCACAATGCAATCAAAACGACACTAGGGAAATGAGTGAAATAATGCTGCGCCTTGCTAGTCTTTATGAGTCAATCGATGCCCTTCGTTTCGTGGAATGCATGGTCGAACTAGAGCAAAACAATAGCAATATTCTAAAAGTGAATTTTAGCAAAGCTGCTTAACTTAATTAAAAGGAAATATATGAAAACTATACAAGAATTAGCCGCTGATTATTTGAAACAATTTGAGCATAAAAAACGCATTAATGGCGCTAGTTTCTATTCTTTAAAAGATAGCGCGCCTAAAGAATTAAAAGAATTGGTTCAGGCGGCTCACGAGGGAATGTCTCCCGATGACTATAAATATGAATATGCTCTAGATGCCCTGTATATGCTATCTGAGTCAGAAAACGATGGTATGGAAAACAGAATAAATGAAATTGAAGCAGATAGCTATACAAGTGATCTTTTAGCATGGGTATCAAGTAATCTTGAGCGTTTGGGCTACGTCGATGAGCAAGCCCGAGAACTGGGCCATAGTGCCATTGGCGCAGCAGGTGATTTGATGCAAGGTCAAGTTTACGAGCGCGTAAAAATTGCAAACAGTGTTTTTGACTCTATGCGTGAAATTATGGATGAGATGGGGGCATAATGCTAACTATTGACTCAATTGCAGGTAGTTATGAATTTTCGGATATCCATGGCGTTTTCAAAGCTTTTAAAGGCGCTGTATATGTCAAACTGATTACTGGAAATACGGCAGAATTGCTAGATATGGATGCAATTTCAGTACGCTTGCGTTTCAACAATATAACACATTCTAATCATGATTCTATAGTTTTGATAGACCTTGACGAATTTAGAAATTACTGGGCAATGACTGATGCAAAAAATGAACCAACGATAAAACCTCAAAGCCTTTGCGATTGTGGCGGATACAAAACAGGTTTTAAAGATTATACAAGGCAGCATTCGCAGTGGTGCAAGGTTTACCGTTACACTGGCTACATTGACAAAACCATACCCAAAAAACAATAAGAGTGGCATGATTGTTGCAAAAGCAAAATTGTCGTACCTTCAAGCCTAATCACTTGGCTTGAAGTATTCATTAGAACAGGGCCAGTGGTCAGGTATTGTACGATTGTCTAAAAGTTCTACAAAAGTGTTTTTTAGCATCTAATGTTATCACGTAGTTATGTTTGGCACCGTCAATGCATTGTATAGTTAAGAGGTGACTATGAAAAAGCAAATTTTAGATAACATCCTTAAACTACACGCTATGTTTTTAAAAGGTGAAAAGGCTGGGGAAAGGGCAAACCTGACCGGGGCAAACCTTTACGGGGCTGACCTGGCTTTAGCAAACCTATCTGGGGCAAACCTGACTGGGGCTATCCTGTTCGGGGCTGACCTGACTAAGGCTGACCTGTCTGGGGCTTTCCTGTTCAAGGCTGACCTGGCTTTAGCAAACCTGTCTGGGGCAAACCTATTCGGGGCTGACCTGGCCAGGGCAAACCTGACTGGGGCTTTCCTGACTGGGGCAAACCTTGCTGGGGCAAACCTGATTAGGGCTGACCTGTCTGGGGTTGACCTGTCTGAGGCTGACCTGTTTGGGGCTGACCTGACCAAGGCAAACCTGTCTGGGGCAAACCTACGCGGGGCAAACCTGGCTAAGGCTGACCTGTTCGAGGCAAACCTGTCTCAGGCAAGCCTGTCTGGGGCAAACCTACGCGGGGCTGACCTGACTTGGGCCGTCCTGTTTGGGGCTGACCTGACCAAGGCAAACTTGATCGGGGCTGACCTGTTCGGGACAAACCTTCGCGGGGCAAACCTGACTGATACTATCCTGACTGATACTATCCTGGCCGATAAGTAAATTTAGGGAGCGAATATGATTAGGTTTTTAGATTGTGTGACAGTGTATCGCGTGGAAAAAAACGGGCTAGGGCCGTATTGTGGGAGTTTCCCTATCGTAGGGCATGGGGTATCCGAATGGACAACTAGGACGCACAGCTTTGAAACGGGCTGTCCTGGGCCTTATGATGATGGGCTAAATAAGCATTTGGAATCACGTCTTGGAAATGATCCCTACCATGTTTTTGGCTTTATTTCTCTTGAGCAATTTGCAAAATGGTTTAATTCTAAAGAACTGTACAATTTAACAGATCTTGGCTTTAGGCTTAGTGTGTATCATGCAAGCAATGTTATAACGTCAGACTTTCAATGTATTTTTTTTAAACATGAAGCCGTTTTAGAAAAAGAATGTAACTTAATTTAACAAAGGGGCATTATGCTGTCAAAATATGAACTCTCATGCGGATACTTGCAAGAAAAAGAAAAAAAGGGTTACAGGGTAACGCTTTGGATGGAGCATGATTGCTATCATGTTAGAACGTATAACCACAAAAATGGTGTTAGAGTTGCTTGGGATTGCGCTGATACCTTCATTGACGCTAAAAAGTTATACAAAAGGCACTGTTTAGGCATTGAACAATTGACCAAACAATAATCGGTATTGAAGTTTAGCATCTAATGATATCACGTAGTTATGTTTGGCACCGTCAATGCATTGTATAGTAAAGAGGTGACTATGAATAAGCAAATTTTAGATAACATCCTTAAACTACACGCTATATTTTTAAAAGGTGGAGAAAGTGGCGAAAGGGCAAACCTGTCTGGGGTTGACCTACGCGGGGCAAACCTGGCTAAGGTTGACCTGACTTTAGCAAACCTGACTGGGGCAAACCTGTCTGAGGCAAATATGTCTTGGACTGACCTGTCTCAGGCAAACCTGACTGGGGTTGACCTACGCGGGGCAAACCTGTCTGGGACCTACCTTCTTGGGGCAAACCTGTCTAGGGCTTTCCTGGCTAAAGCAAAACTGTCTCAGGCAAACCTGTTCGAGGCAAACCTGACCAAGGCTGACCTGTCTGAGGCAAACCTGTCTGGGGCAAGCCTGTCTGGGGCAAACCTGACTAGGGCAAACCTGACTAAGGCAAACCTGGCCAAGGCAAACCTGACTAGGGCAAACCTGACTAGGGCTGACCTGTCTTGGACAAACCTGACTGGGGCTGACCTGTCTGGGGCTATCCTGTCTGGGGCTATCCTGTCTGGGGCTGACCTGTCTGGGGCTATCCTGTCTGGGGCTGACCTGTCTGGGGCTGACTTGTCTGGTACTATTTTGGCCGATAAGGAAATTTTAAGTTTTCAGTTTGAAAAACACACTGCTTATTTTTTCGGATTAAATGAAATTGCTATAGGCTGTCACAAAAATACTATTTCTTTTTGGCTTGAAAACTTTAAAGAAATAGGCAGAGAAGAAGGTTATACAGAAAAACAAGTTGAAATGTATGGTAATTTCATTAAAACCTGTGCAGATATTTTTAAAAAGCAAATTTGAGGTGAATGTATGAAGACCGTTAAAACTATAAAATTGAATTTGACAGTTAAAGAGGTGAGTTTGCTATTAAAAGCCTTGCCCTATGTTGGTGATAGAGAAATAGAAGAAGAAGTTGATTTTGATGAACGCATGGGGCATAAATGCGATACTCTGACAGATAAAATAGAAAAACAATTGAACAAACAAAAACAAAATTAGGTGAATATGGAAAAGCAAATTTTAGATAACATCCTTAAGCTGCATGCTATATTTTTAAAAGATGAAAAGGCTGGGGAAAGGGCAAACCTGACTGAGGCAAACCTGTCTGAGGCTGACCTTCGTGGGGCAAACCTGTCTGAGGCTGACCTGACTAGGGCAAACCTGACTGGGGCAAACCTGTTCGGGGCAAGCCTGTTCGGGGCTTTCCTGACTGGGGCAAGCCTGTTCGGGGCAAACCTGTCTAAGGCAAACCTGACTGGGGCTGACCTGTCTGAGGCTGACCTGTCTGAGGCTGACCTGTCTGGGGTTGACCTTTCTAGGGCAAGCCTTTACGGGGCTGACCTGACTAGGGCTGACCTTTCTAGGGCAAGCCTTTACGGGTCTGACCTGACCAGGGCTGACCTGACCAAAGCAAACCTGTCTTGGGCTGACCTGTCTGGGGCAAGCCTGTCTAAGGCTGACCTGTCTGGGGCAAGCCTGTCTGGTACTATTTTGGCCGATAAGGCTAAGATCGAATAAGCATTGTACGATTGACCAAAAGTTCTACAGGATTGAAGCCTTGATGAAATTGGTTAACTTAATGAAATTAGGCTTTTAACTTTTGGCATAACCAGTGCATTATACTTAATAAGAGGTGATAAATGAAACGATTGATTAAATTCCATAGTCCTTATGAATCTGACGGTGCAAAGTTCTCTTCTTGTTCTACCAAGTTTGAAGTTCTGCCCGAATTGGTTGATGATAGCGCAGGTCTACCCGAGCTAAAAGCGTTGGCGGAAAAGCTTGGCCTACGCGTTGGCGAAAAAGCGTTAACCTTTGAGGTTAAGGAATATTCCAAACATACACAGGTAACCCATGCTATGGATATGGTGGAAAAGATCGTGAAACCTAAAATGTTTTGCGGCGATAAGCAAGAGTTTTCTACGGTTTATATCGGCTTTGTAACCCTTCAGGATAAGGGCACGCTTAAGCCTACCAATAAGATCGTCAAGCGCATCACTAAAGATCAAGCGCAAGAAATTATTAACAATGGAGAATATGGCATTTCGCAAGTAGGCGAACACGCTCAAGAGGACAAAAATGTTCTAGTTAAGGAAGGCTGGAATTATTACAGTGTTATGCGCTTGCTTGGGTATCACCATGAGCAATTCGAGGAAGTTGCAAATGTAGAGGACTATGGTTTTGAGGACGATACCACAAGATGCGATGAATGCGGAATGTTGGATAGCAATGATGATGGCTATGTCTACAATTTCAGGCATGTTGAAGACCTCGGAATGTTGGGCACTAATTGTGGATGCTTTGACGAACACTGCAAATTAAACTTTGCCGATACCTACGCTAACAATCCTAAACAGGCAATTGAACGCGCTGCCGCTACCGATTTGGAAAACGAGGGCAAGATTGAACGCCTTGAAACTTTCATTGGCGGCATGGTAGACGGTAGAGGGGGGTACTTTGAAGGCAAGCCTACGCGGGAAGGTACACCAGAAGCAATTTTGCGGGAATATCAAGAGAAGATGCCTGAAAAAACTTTCATGTTTATTCATGAAGAAAGCGGACAATTTCAGCAATACTTTTCTATCGCTGAAATTATGCCTGAAAAAAAGGCGGCCTAGCACAATAATGATTTTTAGGAGAAAGAAGCTATGAAACAATTCACACTAGAAGACTTGCGCGCACTAAAGCCTTGTCACGATCCGGTCAAATATTTGCCGGAAAACTGGACCGGTAACGCGCTGGATATTTTAAATGTAAAAGAATGTCCTTTTCCTGACCGGCTCTGGCTCTTAATGCACCAGGAGTTTTTCTCTGAGAAGTTTATGCGCCTTTATGCAGTAGGGTGCGCGAGACAAGTGCAGCATCTAATGCATGACGAACGAAGTATAAAGGCGCTTGACGTAGCAGAAGCCTACGCAAATGGAAACGCAACTAATGCCGAATTGGATGCTGCGAGGGATTCTGCGAGGGCTGCTTTGTGGAATACTGCGATGAAGGTGAGTTCTGCGGTGTGGGATGCTGAGTTTGCTGCTGCGAGGGCTGCCGTGTGGGCTGTTGTGTGGGTTGCGAGTGATATTCGTGCTGCTGCGAATGATGCTGCGAGGGCTGCCGCGAGGATTGTTGCGAGTGATATTCGTGGTGCTGCGTGGGATTCTGCGTGGGACGCACAAGAGATCAAGTTACGCGAAATGATTATAACTGGAATCGAAACGAAGGACGTGCGATGAAAAAATCAGAACTTGACGGTATATGTATGGGAATAGCAGTAGTAACCGTAGTGGCAGCGGGTATGGCGTGGGGCGCTGCGTGGGTGGCGCATAAAGAGGTGAGAGAATGGGAAAGGGCGGCGGTGATAGATAAAGCTAAGTGGAAGGAAATGTGCAATGAAAAAGCTGGAGATAAAAACATTCAAGCACGCGACGTAATAGCAGCGGCAAAGGCGTGGGGCGCTGCGAGAGATGCCGCTAAGGCTGCTCGTGATGCTGCTTTGGTAAAAGCGTTGGATAGGGCTTTGAAGGGGAAAAATGAACACTTCTAAGACTAATGAGGCGACAAGCGTAAAAGTACGATTGAATAAAAATGATACATGGCGAATCCATCTTGAGACAGAGCAAGAGTTAAAAGATTGCTACTATTTTAATGAAGAAGATATCGCGGAATGCTGCATCGAAGTCAGTCAGGAATTGATAGAAAATTACAATAGGGCAGAGGAGGAATTTAAGAAACTGCAAGATGTTTTGTGGGCAATGTATGAGAAAAAGAACAAGTATTAAAAGTAATTCTTAACAATTAATTAAAGGGAAATATATGAAACTAATCTATGTAGCAATTGCAATTTGGGCCAGTATCGCGTTTACAGGATGTGGCAAAAGAACTAAAACCGTAGTGGTAAAAGACACGGTAACAGTAACCGAACCTTGTGAAAATGTACAAAACCTTGTGGATGTGGAAAATAAATACCGATTAAGCCAAGGGAAAATGCGCTATCTTCTGGACTTAGCTGTTCTGTAAGGGAAGTTGCTAGCGGACAATGGCTGTCTAGTTCTAGCCCTGGATACAATGCTGGGCAGGGTGTATTGGTATTGACTGGTACTAAGTATGCCTTTCTTAACAAAAGTGGATTTAATCAACCTAGCGTAGCAGGAGGACAACCCAATAACATTTTGCCCACGTCTATTCAATCGCTGTTCCTTAACAAAAACTATAAAATCACTTGCACTGGCTTTATTGTTATTGAGCGTGATGGCCATACAGGCTTTAGCATGGCAAGTGATGATGGTTCTATCCTTAGTGTTGATGGTACTAAACTGATCAACAATGATGGCAACCATGGCATTGTAACCAAAAGTGGGTCGAAGAGTATGCGAAGAGGCGTAAAAAAATTCAGCATAGCCTATGCTCAAAGTGGTCATGGGCCTTTTGCTCTAATCCTAAACATGGATGGAAATATTGCGCCTGGTGCCTTGTTTTATCACTAATCAAATACAATACTTAGGAGTGAATTTTATGAAAAAGTGGAATGATTTAACTAGCGATCAACAGATACAAGCTGTAAAGCGTAACTTAAAGAATGCAGTGCTGAATTTGATTGATGGCAATCTAAAGCTTGACGGCAAGCGGCAAGCAGTGCTTGATAGTATGGTTGAGCATTCCACTTCAATTGAATCTGCTACTAAGCGCATTATGCTTAGTCCTATAGGTAAAGAGCTACGATCCATGGCTACCATAGCCTCTGAGGATGCAATTTACAATGAGTTTGGAATGCAAATAACAGAAGATAGCTTTGATGAAAACTTCCCTATGTTCGTATAGCAAAGGCCAAGAAATAGGCGATTGATCAAAAGATACTCGATTTAAAAACAGGCCCTCTTAATGAAATTAAGTAGTTGAGAGTGGCACTAATCCTGCAATACTCCATATATGAGAGAAAACAATATGAAAAAACCTAAACATGGCGGCTACCCCGAGCCAATAAGGAAAGAGGCGGCGCGGGAGGCATGGGCGGAAAAGGCGGCGAGGGATGCGCTTTCTATTAGTGAGCGGCTACAAAGCCTTCAGAAAAATATCACAACGGATAGGGGCATCTTGCAGAAAATGATGCACAGTTATGGATGCGATGCTTTCCTAAGATTGACGGTACAGGCAATGCAGGATGCATCCGAAGATATGGAAAGCATCCATAGAAAGAGTTCTGAATCGTACTTGTCACGGGCTAGTCAGGTTGACGAAATGTTAGAAACAGACTTGGACGAATCATGAAGCGAATGTATATTGACAATACGTCTATGTGGGATGTAAAACATTTGGTTGTAGAAAAGGGTCGGAAATGATAAATTACAAAAGCAAGACTCATAGACTGACTGCTAAAAACGATGCTTTGATTCGGGCGGTACTGGCAGATGAGCGTTTTACCGTGACTGAAAGCGGTGAAGTTTTTACGAGAGCCAATACAAACGGCATCAGTCTGTTGCCCAATGGGGAGGTTCGTAATTGTGACATAGCAAATGGTGATGGCTATAGGGTTCTCAATCTGCGCATCCAAAAGAAAGGTCGTAGCACACGCAAAAAGCTACGAGTTCACCGCATGGTTTTTCAGAAGTTTGTGGGAGAGTTGGATTGCAAAATGGTTGTAAATCATAAGGATGGCAATAAAGCCAACAATCACAGGGACAATCTTGAGCAGATCGAATGTAAAGAAAACACTTTGCACGCCATTAATGAACTAGGCCATAGCCCTATTCGTAACGCAGTATTGACCTTTGCGATTGCGGAAGATATCAGAGCATTAAGCAAAGATGGTATACCTTATAGTAGGATTTCTCAAATGTATGGTATTTCAAAAGGCCATATTTCTGAGATTGTGAATTATAAGATTTGGAATGAAAGAGCGCGTTATGAAGCCGAACAAAGCACGCCGATACCTTTTTAAGCTTTTTCTGTGCCTGGCTATGATAGGAGTGTTTTTTCTGATAATATGGTGGACAGTAATTGGTGGCATTGTAATGGCCTACCTGGATTTTAAAAAAGGGGAATAGTATGTTAAAAAAGATAAAAGTAAAAGTGGTTTTGAGGCTGGAAGTTAAAACTGATTCCGATGATAAGGAAATGATGGATCGTGATGTTCTAGAAGCTGCTAAAGAAGAGCTTGAAGCCCTGGATGACGAACCTGAAAGCCTTGACTACGAAATGGAAGAAGAAGCTGACGAGGAATATTAATGGAAAACTCAATTTTTAATTTTAGACACAAAGGCGCTTTAACAACCATAACTGTAGATTTTACGGCAAAAGATGTGGTTATTGTACAAACGTCTTTTGGTGGGAGCAAGAGTGATGCCATCACCATTGCCCTAGATCAGTTAATTAAAATTGCTGATGAAGCAAACGAACAAAGGGCGAGAAATGGCTAAGAAAGCAATGTTGCTAAATGGAGAGGCCGTATCCTTTAAAAAAGCTTTTGCAGCAGCAGATTCTCGAAAGCGTTTTTTCTTGATTGATGGCAAGCTTATCCAGTGTTTGACTAATTATGCTGGCAATGAAAACTACTGCGCTCACGTATTCGACAAGGCCACTACGGTGCTTGGTCCTATGCGCTTTGAAAGAGCGAAAAAACTAGCCTTGAAAGATGCCTATGGTTTGGTTGACCGCATAAGCAAATTGACCTTAAACAGTTATTCAAAGTACAAAAAGGAATAGATGAGCAGAGCACGATTGAATAAAAATATACGCCGCAAAGGTGCCTTTGAACGCAGACAGGCCAGCATGGCTGACTGTAAAGACAAGATAGGGCAATTTGAAGGGCTTTATAAAGAGATATGTATGGAAAGACAAGCCAAGGCAAATTCAGATGTCAAAAACCTAAAAGCGAAAGTGAGTAACTAATGAAAACCGTAATGTTCAAGATGATTCTTCCTAATGGTACCGAACTAGCCGTAGTACGCGAGAATGGCATTTACAATGTGCAAGTTGATGGGCATACCTTCTTCTCTCATACTGTTTACGAAAAAGCCCGAGAAGTGTTGATTGCATAAGCTATTGCTCTTAACATGCCTTGGTAAAATTTTAATAGGTGACTATGGAAAAGCAAATTTTAGATAACATCCTTAAACTACACGCTATATTTTTAAAAGGTGGAGAAAGTGGGGAAAGGGCAAACCTGTCTGGGGTTGACCTGACTGGGGCTGACCTGACTTTAGCAAACCTTTCTGGGGCTTACCTGGCTGGGGCAAACCTGGCTTGGGCAAACCTGTCTAAGGCTGACCTGTCTGGGGTTGACCTGACTGGGGCAAACCTGACTGATACTATTTTTGGCCGATAAAAAAATTTAAGAGATGAATATGGAAAAGCAAATTTTAGATAACATCCTTAAGCTACATGCTATGTTTTTAAAAGGTGAAGAAGGTGGGGAAAGGGCAAACCTGTCTGGGGCAAACCTGTCTTTGGCAAACCTGTCTTTAGCAAACCTGTCTTTAGCAAACCTGTCTAGGGCAAACCTTTACGGGGCAAGCCTTTACAGGGCAAACCTTCGCGGGGCAAACCTGATTAGGACTTTCCTGTCTGGGGTTGACCTGTCTGGGGCAAACCTGTCTGGGGCCTACCTGTCTGGGGCTGACCTGTCTGAGGCAAACCTGACTAAGGCTGACCTGTTCAGGACTGTCCTGTCTGGGGCCTTCCTGGCTTTGGCAAACCTGTCTCAGGCAAACCTGGCTTGGGCTGACCTTTACGGGGCAAACCTGACCGGGGCAAACCTGACTGGGGCTGACCTTCGCGGGGCAAACCTGTCTGGGGCTGACCTGACTTTAGCAAACCTTTCTGGGGCTTTCCTGTCTGGGGCAAACCTTTCTGGGGCTGACCTGTCTGGGGTTGACCTGACTAGGGTTGACCTGACTAGTACTATTTTAGCCGATAAGAAAATTTAAGAGATGAATATGGATAAGCAAATTTTAGATAATATCCTTAAACTACATGTTATGTTTTTAAAAGGTGAAGAAGGTGGGGAAAAGGCTGACCTGATTGGGGCTGACCTGTCTGGGGCTGACCTGTCTGGGGCAAGCCTGTCTGGGGCAAACCTGACTAGGGCTGACCTGATTGGGGCTGACCTGTTCAGGGCAAACCTGATTGTGGCAAACCTACGCGGAGCAAACCTGTCTGGAGCAAACCTGTCTGGAGCAAACCTGTCTGGGGCAAACCTGTTTGGGGCAATCCTGTATTGGGTAAACCTGTCTGGGGTTGACCTGTCTAAGGCAAACCTGACTAGGGCAAACCTGTATTGGGTAAACCTGTTTCAGGCTGACCTGTCTCAGGCTGACCTGTTCGAGGCAAACCTGACTTGGGTTGACCTGACCAAGGCAAACCTGTTTGGGGCAAACCTGATTAGGGCAAACCTGACTGGGGCTGACCTGACTGGGGCAATCCTGACTGATACTATTTTGGCCGATAAAAAAATTTAAGGAGCGAATATGGACTATAGAATTAGGATACAAATGAAATCTGGACAGGGTGAAGCTGTGGCAAACGTCTATCGCAAGCATATTGGTAGATCTGGTAATATATGGCTGGAGAAGGTCGGTAAATTTGCTGCTGACAACATATACGTATCTGGTGATCCTAACAGCAAAGGTTTTGGCGGTTCCCTGTTGAGCTTTCAGCTTGATGATGGCTCAACGATTGATCTTAAAGGCCCCTGGCATTCCAATGCTAACGATATGTTCAAAGATACAGAAGTAGATTTGCGCAACACCTACTCTAGCCGTGTGATTATTTCTAAGTCAATGATCTATGAGGATGTCTATATGTCTGGGAAAGTGTTCAAGGATGTTCTTTATCTTGAGGAAGAGTTTACCGAAGGATCTTTTGATCGTGCCGAAACGCGTGCTAAAGCTCAAAAGATGGCCAATGAATTGGGTCAAACACTTTATTACTTTAAAGAGAGTGGCGGTGGATCAGTCGGCGAGTATATTAAGCCTGAAACCAAAAGTGAATTGCCGGAGGCGGCATGAAAAATCACGGAGAATTCCTTAAGAGTTTAAACAAAGGCAACAAAGTTGCCATCTCCAACAGAGGTGATTGGACGATTGGTATTGTAGAAAAGATCACCCCCACTGGCAAAATTGTAGTAGCCAATATCAACGGATACGAAACCACTTTTGACAAGCATGGTTATGGGTCTCTTGGTCGAATTGAACCTCTCACAAAAGAGATGATAGAAGAAAGAATGCGCTTAAAGCTTGTCAATGAAATTAAAAATTTTGATTTCAAAAGACTTCTTCTTGATCAGGCATTGGCCGTAAACGAATTGCTTAACCATTTTGAACAGTTCAATACGAATCTATCAACAGATCCCTAAAGTAGGAGCTTGGAAGGAAAACTAGATGAGCAAAAAGAAAAAGAGACTTGGCGATACCTTGTTAAGCCTGGAAACGGTGCTGGATGAACTCGTGGACGATCATGACTGTCAATGGGGTGACATCTTTAACCTTGTCAGGGGCCACCTAGAGATTCACAGACCTGATGCTCAAGAAGAATATCTTGACGGATCGCATCCAGTATTTTATTATGGAGCCAAAAAGAAATTGGGATAAAGCGCTACGCAATCAGTAATCCAAGGGCTGTTAGCGTTCATTTTCGTCATCGCCAAGGTGCGAAAGGTCAATACTGCCAGACTTGGGTTGATCAACTTCCTGCTGAACAACTTTTTCAGCCTTCTTTTTAACCTTGCTGATCTTATGGCCCTTGCGAAAGATTGAGCTAAGAGGCAAACCTTTGGATTTGCGATCTTCTTCTTCGGCCTCGGCTTGAGCAATAAAATTTTTCAAATCCTTCTCAGTATCAGCATCGTATTCAGGATCTTCTAGATGTTTGAGCAGGTCAATAAAATTCTCAAGATGGTCGTCGAAATTAGCTTCATCCATTTGATCAGCATAGTTCTGACGCACGACAAACTCTGGGTCCATCTTCAGAACGACATGTAGTGGAGTAAAAAACTTCTTAGAATATTGGCGACAAATGCTCTCCCAGACCGATGTTTGGGTGGGCTGAAATTTATCCGACAAGGCTTCTGCCTGCAATGTTCCTAAGAACTCATTAAAATCTATCATACGATTTTACGAAATTCAGTTTCAAGAATTGGGGCTACTTCAGAATGGGCGTCAATTTCTGGAAAGGAATCGTCCTCGATAAACAAAACAATGTTTCCTGTATGTGGATCTTGCATACAGGTACGCAAACGAGCGGTTTTTGGTACACCTACGTGAACACGCCAAGCCGTATCTCTACACATGATGTGCAGAAACTTTTCAGGATTTATCAACAGTCTCTTCATCCTGATCTTCATCTTCATCCTCTTCGGCTTTTTTCTCTACTTCTTCTTCTTCTAAAAGTTTGTCAGCAGCTTTACGTGATTTTTTGATAGCCTCTTCTTTGCGATTTGCCAGACTGTCGCGGTACATTACTTCTGAAGCAATTGCGGCATCTAAAGCTGCCATGATAATATTGTCATCTTCTAAATCGCCAGCTTCTCCTGACTTTGGTACAGTCGCAGTCCAGAACGGGGGTGCTTCAATTACGCGAACTTCGAGCTGTGTTAAAGCATAGGCCAAGGCGGATTCATGTTCGCCCGCCAATGTTGGATTAGCACCAAGCATGGCTCGATATTTAGCATTGGCCGATATTCTTTGAGTAGGAGCCAAAACACAACGGAACCTGAATTGTCCGGCATAAGTACCGTGAATCAAGCCTTCCATGCGAAAAGTCCAGACAGAAATATTGCCTTCAATCTTGATATCTGCTCGTTCTGCTTTTTTTACTTTTTTTGCCATATTTACCTTTTTGTCTACCCAGTATACTTATCAGGTCTTTGATGATTTTATATATAAAAGTTTTGCACCAAAAGTAAGATCAATTCATACTGTTTTAATCAACATTGTTTTTTGAACGAAGTATGGCTTTTGGTTATTTAATTAGCTATAATTTAGCTATGCAGCGAAGCTGTATGGAACTTACCTAAACTTAGTACTACTGCGTAGTGAATATCATACAAAACAAGAAAAATACAAAGAAAATACAAATTTTTTTAATTTATTATGT